GTTGTCGGAAATCAGGTCATAGACGACGTAGGGGTGAATGACAGAGAAGAAGTAGTTGTCGAACCTTGGGCGTACATTAATGCCCAAAAGCAACGCGACATTGGACTTAAAGTCTGCCGCCGAGAGATAGGCCCCAAGGGTAACGACCTTGGCCGAAGAATTGGAATCAATCTCGGTGCGGATTATGGTATCGACCGTCCCAGAAGCCCGGTAGGAAAGGTCATCCGCCATGCGGTCATTGGTCGGATTAATGTCAGTTTCAGTTAGCAACGCAGAGGCCGACATGAAATCTGAATACTGCTCAACCGTTGCCGAAACCGTGGTGGTCTGCTGTGGAACCGGAGCACCGATTACACCTTCTGCCGCTGGCACGGTGTTGAATCCCGGCAGCACATAACGGTTCATCTGAATCGTACGGCCTGCCCCTAATGGGATGTCGTGAGGTTCGCAGACCTGATAGAAGCGGAACATCGCCTCCAAGCGTTCTAGAGAACGCCGCTCATAGTAAACCGTGGCAAGGTGGGTAAAGCCGGGGCTTTGAGTTGTCATCCCGGCTGGCGCATAGTCGCCGCGCTCGGAAGTCAGCAACTCAAGAACTGAAAGGAAACTGCCCTGTTGAGCAATGAACTCAATGGTATGCAGGGCTAGGCCGATAGCGAGAACTACTAATAGGGCTGTAAACACACACGCCTCCGTAATGATTGGGTGTGCTCGATCAGCGTGGAACTCACGAATCGGGCGATCCGCTATTCAGTTGCCACGCTGGAACTCAGGTGGGACATTCGCAGGGAATGCCTGCTTGAAACTAGCTATACATCAAACAACAATGCCCGTCAAGGACAAAGGTGATGTAGGCGCTCCCGGCCATACCGCATGGAACTCAGAGCCGTAAGAACTCTCTCCATCAACCGTTACGGCAGAGACAACGTAAAAGTAGTCCACCCCATTCACCAGATTCCCCGGCCCATCCGTGTACGTCGTCACGATGTTTGCCGATGCCGAAGTCATGCCGGGATTTGGGTTGGACTGGCCGATGATCAGATAAGGCCCACCAGACGAAGTGCCCCGATACACCTTGTAGAACAAGGCATTCGGGACACTCGCCCAGTTAAGCGTAACCTGCATTAACCACCTAGGGCAGTCTTCACCTGTGCATCAAGGGCATTGACCGAAGTCGTTACCGCCTGAATCTGGGCATCGGTGGTTCCGGCTGGCTTCGCAATCAAAGCCTGAACGTCAGTTGAAAGCTGAGTGACCGCTGCGGTGAGATCGTCAATGGCTGCCATAAATCGGTTGAACTCCTTTTCGTGAATGAATAAAAACATTTAGACCTTACATCCTAATGTGATACCATGCTCAATCATGGACAGTAAATCTCTCACTCGTTTCATGGCCAAAGTCAACGTAACCAAAGGTTGCTGGCTTTGGACTGGGGGAAAACACATTCTGGGTTACGGGGTATTCTGGTACTGGTGCCGTTTGATTTGCACAGGGGTAGCGGACGCGCCTGACCTTGTGGGACACTTGAGGCATGGCGAAGTACGTTCCCAAATCTGGCGACATCGTTTTCATGGACGGCAAAGGATTCGTTCGATTCGTGGTTGTGTCCGCCAATGCTTCCAAGAAGACCGCTGATGTGCAGGGCGTGGCCGCTCCAATCGTCTTGACCCATGACGTGCCGTGGTCACAACTGCACCATCTAGACGAGAGCCAAAACGCCCTCCGCATCGTGCGAGAAGCTACCGAAGGCAAGTAGCTACTCATCTTCCCCCATCCGTTCTTGCATCGCTAGAAAGTGCTCGTATTTTAGAAGCACTGCCAGCGGTTTGTCGTTGTCCTGAATCACCAGCGTTTTGTCGAGTTCCCGAAGCTGCGTCACATTCAGCGCCCGTAGGCGACTTATTCCCACATGCTGCACGCTCGGGTCGAGATACGGAATTTCTACATGATTCGCTTTCGCCATAAAGCCCCTTAGTTGGCGCGTGCCAGCGCCTTGAGTACGAGTTCCTTATCTGCTTTCGCATTCGGTTTGCGCTGAGGCAGCAGAGCGCACAATTCAGCGAGACTCCAAACATGGTCAGTTAGCCCCGCTTCCATCGCGGGAGTCACGCGCAACGATGAATGCACGCGGCAGAAATTGTAGTGCATGAAGTACAGCGCGACCTGATGCCCGTGATTCTCAACTTTCTTGCTGTGCCCGTTCGTGAGCCGCGTAAAACGCCGCATCCCCATCCGCATCGAAAGGTTCTGCCGCTCAACGAAGCTAGTCGAGATGTACTTCGGGTCAGGCGTGCCGCTCAACACTCCAGTGCGGCAACCAATACACGTTGCAGGACTGTAGCGTGATTCGGGATTATCATTTGATGCACCGTAGATTTTCACCAGCATCGCATAATCAATCTCAGAACCGAAGGCATTCTCGACGGCCTCAGCATAGACACGGTGCCCATCCGTCGTTAGCTGGATTCGATTGCCGATGCGCGAAGCAACATCCTGCATGAAAGCTTGCGCTGTACTTGCGCCACGATCCCCAACCATGTAAGAAATAATCAACTTTGAATCGGAATCAATCGCCGTCCACGTCCAGACGCTACCGAAACCCGCCTGTACTTGTTCCAGAGTGAGGTTCTTGTCCTTGCCCAACACAAATGCCCAGATTTCGTCACATTGGACGCGGTTCACGCTAAGACCGCGCACCATCACATCGTGATACGCAGCACAGGCGCACCCGGCATCTTCAAGCAGTCTTAACACGGTATGTTTCCCCACTCCGAGCATCCTGCACGTCGCGTTAATCGAATTGCCCTCTACCAGAGCCGCTATGATCTGGCACCGCTTGGTTGTGCTTAACTGATTCATTGCCGTTCCGCCTAGGCACAATATAGGCAGTATAACAGCAATTGTCAAGCTTTTTATTGACTCTTTATTGATTTTTTATAGACGTACTCCCTTCTCAATGCTAGGATTATTAAAGCTAATCCGTAGCCTAAAGGGAGCACAAAAAGAGCGAACGTGATTTTAGCCAACTTCGCCTCACTCCTGCCGACTGATACTTCAGCGTTAGAAAGCTCCATCTCCGCATTAGAAAGCTCCATATCTGCCCTTGACAGCGCCATCCCAGCCCTAGATAGATCAGTGAAGTCTTGGGAGTATGTCGGTTTTGCTGGCGCTTTGCTGGTTGTCGTTGGCGTATTGCTGGAGCTACACGACATTTGGCATCGACATGGGGAGGAGATTACAACATGGGCGTTGTCATATTTCGGCGTGTCTCGCTCCGTCGAAAGACCGAAGTTTTTCAAGAAGTTCGGGGTAGAAGTTGCCAGCGTGATTCTTGTTGCAGGGGGGGTTGGTTGCGAGCTTGGAGCTGGTTTTATGATCGAATCGAAGAATGTCGCGCTTCGGGCCATCGACATCCAACTGCGAAGTAAGAATGCTGCATTGCGAAGCGCAAGCGAACAATTGCTTGCACTTGTGACGCAACAGGCAGGCGAGGCTAAAGATAACGCAGGCATCGCCAAAGAATCTGCAAAGGAGGCTAAGAGGTTAGCACTGGAAGTAAACGGCATTGCATCCGCCGCACGAGACAAGGCTAACGGAGCGGAAGATGTGGCGCGGAAGGCCGAAACAAAAATAGAGGCGGTTGATAGACGAGCAGTAGAGCTACGAGATGCCGTAGAAGCGCTCGGCCCCCGTAGTCTTAGCTTAGAGCAGCAACGCGACATCGCTTGGGCCCTAAAGTCGTACAGACTACACCCCACCGTAGTCGAGTCATATGGAATGGATGGCGAAGGAACCGCGCTGGCTTGGCAGTTAATCGTAGTCCTCCATGCAGCCACTGGGCTTCCCGTGGCAGATTCAAGAGCCAACAAGATCGTGTCGGGAGGGTTTGAGTGGGGAATCTCAATACGCGGCCCTGAGTCGGAACGTGCGTTTATGGATGCTTTGCAAAATTCATTGACCTTGATTGGCCATCTAAAAAACGTCACCGTAAATGGCCCGGAACGAAGAGGCTCAGCAATGGTTGGGGGCGCAGCGATGACAGGGGGAGGCGGCCAAGTCCAACCGCCCACAATTCCGGCGAGCGGCCCAGTTCTAGTAATGGTTGGGATTAAGCCGCCCGTAATTCCGCCAGCTATCGGCAAGTAGGCAATGATAAACAAGCTTACGGACAACGCCATTCGTGCGGCTGAGGACGCGAAACGGCACCAGTACCGGTATTCTGGAATAATGGACGGCTTCATGGTGCTCATCGTGTCTCTTTTGAGCACTGGCGCTTTCCAATACCCGCCGACAAAGAACTCGATCATCTGTGTCGAGTACCCTCTTGTGTCAACCCAGAGCATCTAGAACCAGTATCCCACGCCGAGAACGTCGGCAGAAGTCGAAAATCCAACAAAACCCATTGTAAGCACGGCCACAGTTTAGATGACTGCTATCTCCAATTCAGGCCCCATGTAAAAACTGGCCGCAAGGTTAGCCGTAAGTGTCGCACCTGCATGTTGCAGCACGCCCACAACCAGCGTGAGCGTATTAAACTTTCGAGACTCGCGCAAGGTAATTCTGTAGTCCAAGCGTCTTAATCAGATTTTGTTGCTTCTCTAATTCCGCGACATGAACCTCATCGTCTTTTACACAGTGCTCTATCATGCGACGGAGCGAGTCTTCTCCTGCCGTTCTCGCTGCCGAGAGAAACGTATTTAGGGAATCGACGCAGTGCTTCTCGTTTTCAAGGTCATTGGCAATCTGTGTCGGCACGTCCGTGCCTACATCGGCATCATCCTTCTGATTCATGTTCGGGATCATGTCTCTCTGGGCCATGTAGTGCATCGTGGCCTTCATATGATCCCGCTCTTCGTCCAGAATCTTCTTGGTCAGTTTCGCCAGTTTGTGATAGCCCCAGCGTTTTTGCAGGACGTGATGCGCCTGAAACTGGGCAATATAACCCTGTTTCACCTTGAGCATATCTTGCAAGCCTTTTTCTAGGCCGGAGTTGAGTTTCACTTGCGACTCAATTCCTGCTGAATGGCAGCATTGCGAAGATCATTCAAGGGCATCTTGTAAACATCGGGATTGCCAGCCATTGTTTCCGGGTTGTTGCTGCGCAGCATTGGAGGCGGAGCCTGTCTATTCGCCGCCGACATGTTATTCGCCCATGTTGAGTTGATCTGCTCGGCAGTCAGGGGCGCATAGCCCTTGGTCGCATCCGTAGAGTGTTCCCTAACCAAAAGGGCATGTGCCGCTGTCATGGACTGCGGGGTGAAGTCCCATTTCATTTCGTCAATCTTCTTGCTGAGTGCGTCGATGGCTTCCGGGGTGTTCGGGAAGTCCTGATTCAGGTTCATGAACTCCGTGGCGACCAATTGATTGTTGACCTTCTCAGTCGTGCCCTTCACCCGTTGGAGATCGGCCTTGAACTCATCGCCGCTGTTATAGCCGAAGCCCTTGGCAACCTGCGTAACGAGGTAGTTCTGGAGTTGGGCTTCATTCGGGTCGGCAGCGGGATTAGGGTTGGGATTATTGGGTGGAGCGGCTTGTTGGGCCTTCAGGGTTTCGACTTCGGCCTTGAACCCCTGTCCCCACTTTTTCGTGTTTACTTGTGCTTCGGCAAGTTTGGTTGTTACTTCCAGCGGATCGCCGCTGAACTTTTCTCCCGTCTCCAGTTCGACATTGTAATTTCCATCAGGCAACTTCTCGATCTTGTTGGGCATACTCCTCCGTAGGAACGCTACGTTGTGCTGACATCTGTACTAACAGTTTTTTCTCATCTAAGCAAGCGTTTACATATTTCTCCACTCCGCGAAGCATGGAAACTCTCTGCTGCCATCGGGTCTGGAGTCCAGCCTTAATCTCCGCCGCCGCATAGCCAGCGCCAATCATGTCCTCTTGCGCTTCATCCACCCATGTCCTCATCTGCTTGAGGATGCGGTGCCAGCCTGCCGTGTTTGCCGTGTTGCAGACTTCCCTGATTTCAGAGAGATGGTCGAGTTCTTCTGTGGTTAGAACTTCATTGTCCGCCACTAGAACCTCCAGGAGCCGGAGGAGGAATATCGCTTGGCAAGGTCAGCCCCGCGCCAGCATATTCATTCAGGAGCTTATGAGCTACATCGGGCGTCATAATTCGATCAATCAGGCTCTTGATGAGCGTGGTTTCGTCCTTCTCGTCTGCAACCTGTTTGTGGCTGTCGAGTCTGGCCTGCTGCTCCTGCATCTTTTGCATGAAGGGGATCATCTTCAACTGCATAATCTCCTGCTGTTCTTGAGGCTGCATCTGCCTAAATAGAGCCATTGGAGCCAATCCAAACGTATCATTGATGAGCCTTTGCACCTGCGAGAAATCAATGGTCATGCCTTGCTGGAAGGCAATCTGATCCAGTTCGGGATTCAGAATCGTCTGCAACAGAAGCCCGATGCCGCCTTGAGCCAATGCCTGCTTGATCTTCATTTTTGAGGAAGCGTTCATCCTAAACCTGACCGAGGCATTCATAATGTCTACAGGGTCAATTTGCACAAACTGGGCTTCTGGGCCAAGAACCTGCTGCATCTCATCGGGCGGTAGAAATATCTGATTCAGCGAGTGAATGATGTTTAACGCAGGGACAAGGAACTGGTCTTCGGCGTTCTCGACGTGGTATTGGATTCGCTTCCCAGAAGCGCCTTCCTGAGACGAGACGCCTGTTGCTGTCCGATTCGCTGAATTCCCCCCAGAGGAAGGGGTGCCAAGGACAGCAAGATCAGTGACTCCGGTTTTCTTTTGCACTCGTCTTTCAAGGGCATCGACTTCGATGTAGGCGTCTTGGGTGACGGGCTTATTGTCCATCCATTTGACATCGTTTTGGGGGTCTTCGACTTTCCAGACCACTCCGGGGCGGATTCGCTGTTGAGATGCACTGAAAGCCCTTCCTTCCTTCACCACCAAGGGGCGGTGAATCATCAGGTTTAATTCATCAATCCGGGCGTTAATAATCGCTTCTGCTAACTTCTGGTCGCCTTCCACGAGATCGCAAATCGACAGGCCGGCAAAGCGCCCCGGAACGTCTACATAGAATGCATCAAGAAACGGAAGGATGCCATACTGATTCTGCTGATTGTAGGTAACCCATTGCCTTCCCAGCATCCAAACATGCCGATTAGCCTGCCAGTAACGAATGACTTCCACTCTCGCCAAGGCCGGGTCGTTTGAGTAGTCAATCGACGGCTGGTAGGTCATGCCACGGAAGGACTCCTGATTCTGTTTTGAGGAGTCGCCTTGCGTCATGCTCTTGATCTGGGCTAATTGCAGGAGTTGTCTGGCGTCGGGAATATTGAATCCATCCGTGCCTTGATACTCCAAAAGCTGATTCACCGTAAGAAGGTGTCTCGTAGCGCAGAATGAGCCGTCGTTAATATTGTGCGAATTGCAGTTCGGATCCCAATAGAAGTCTCGCAAGTCGATGTTCGTTAACATCGGCCTGACGACGTGCTGGGTCTGCATGAACTTCTGCACGATGGAGCGCATTTGCCCGGTGGGGACTGCAACAGGTTCTCCGGTGAGAGGATGGGCTACGGTTTGCCGTACAGGTACGTTAGTCCTTGTGAAATGGTTGCGCACGATATTGCGGTCGAGGACTCCAAATTCCACAATACCGTTGCCGTAGATGTAAGATTGCTTATAGGCACGGCGGGCGATTTCCCGGAGAGTAAGGTAGCGTCCGGGTTCTCCGAGGTCTTGCAGTTGCCATGAGATGAGGTCGCGGACTGCTGAGGCTTGGGCGGGTAGGGTTCCGGGTTCTGGTTCGACATCGAATGGCAGACGATTGTTGTCCGGGAAAAGAGAAAGTACGACGCTAGGCAAAAGAGCTTCAATCTGTTCCAGAGCAAGAAATATCCCAACTGAGGACCGAGGTATTTTAGTGCCTTCCCACGTTTTGCGCTGCGTCCAAGCAAGATAAAGTTGATCTGAAATGCGGAAACGCCAGTCATGGTTGATGGTTCGGTAGCCTTCGGCCTTCTTGAAGTCGGCCATTGCAACTTTGGCAGCATAGGAATCACTCCATGTTTCTGTGGGTAATTTGGGCTGTTCGCGCTCTTCAAGCGTCATCGCCTGAATCCCCGGCCCTCCGGGAATGTTCGTAGGCGCATTGGTGGCCGGAGTCGCGGCCATCGAAGCGTTTGTCAGACTGCCCTGAGCATCATTGTCCGGCATCTACATATATCTCAGAAGTGTTGGGAAATTGTATTTCGCCCAATACTTAACATCAGTCGCAAGCAAAACGTGGTGGAATGACAAGTTTCTTTCCAGAACTTCTAGCACTCGCTTGTCGTAATAAACAGCCGCCATATTCACCAACCCGTAATCAAGTCTACAGCATTCGTATTTTCCGGCTCTTTCACGCCCCAAAGGCGATCCATCAAATCTTTGAGGTCTGGGTTGATGGGCCTGCCTTGGGGATTCGCCATCGTCTTTTCCATCGGCTGCACATCCGATACGACTCCGCCCTCGCGGTTCTGCATGGCATCGGCAATCGTATCGAGGATGTCATCATGGGCATATTTGGGGAAGCGCATGATCTCGTTGATGATCGCTAGTTTGTGGGGCTGGTTGTCGGCAAATTTGATTGAGCCGTTGCGGAACCACGGCTGAAGTCCTTTGATGCGCTGCTGCTTTGAGGTTCGATTATCACGGCGAATCTCCACCACCGGAAGCCACTTGCTACGTTTTGCCATTTCCCGTTTAAGAAACGGGAGTAGGACACGAGCGTGAGCCTCTTTTTCGACTTTGACATCCATGACGCGAGGATGTATGGCAACCAACTTGAAAAGCAGGTCGATAACTTCAAATGGCGTATACCTTCCTCGCAAGACTGAAAGAATGAATAGCGTTCCATCATGTCCAAATCCATGCAGGTTGATGACGGTGTAATCGTTATCCGCCAGTTTATTTGTGGATGGCTCCATCCCCGCCAAGTCCACAGTAATGTGCAATGAGAGGTAGGCATATAGCTCCTTAATCGCCTTCGGAGGCACCCAGACAATCTCATCCATCGACTCCACAAGCCCCGCCTTGTCTGGGATCGGATTCATCAAATACTGCGAACTCAGCACCGACCAGCCCTGCAAAGGGTCTTCCGCAATCGCCAAAAGCCCTTCCGCAGGCAATCGGGCAGGCCACAGGACTTTACAGTGCTTGTACAGCATGTGCGGCTCTTTAATCCCGCAGTCTGCCTTGCACAAGTCTTTCGTTAATTCCCCTTCAAGGACTGCCGATTGCTTATAGATGAAGTAGGTCTTCGTTTCTTTCTTGTCTTCTTCGTCTTGGACGGTGGCATAGGCATCTGAAAAATCGTATGTTGTGCCCACGAGATACCACCACCCTCTTTGGTATCCAATAGGGCGAGTATCGCTGTTAGGCGCAGTTTCGAGAAGAGGCCATAGCATTCCGAGATGCTGTTTAACTGTGAGGATTTGTTCTGGGGTTCTGACATTTTCTTTGTCCACTACATCGTCGTTGTCGATTACATCATAGTGTGTTGACGCGACGACTGCACCAACACTAACCGTTCCGACCGTAGGTTCTTTGGCGTTCGGCCTTCTACAATTAGGAACTGTAAATTGATCTTGATTACCGAAGTCTTTACTAGTTTTCGCAGGTGGGCAAAATTCCGGATACAGGAATCGAAACATGTCATTGTACTGGAAGTGCCCTTTAATCTCTTTGAGGAAGCCATGCACCTGATCTCCCGTTCCCGAAGATAGCAGAATCCTGATATTTGGGTAGTTCAGAATCCATTGAATCATATGGGCCATCATCACCGTGCTCTTGAGATGGCCTCTCGGCATCAAAATGAGGGTCTTTCTCAATCCATGCGGAGTTTCCAAATCCCAGAAGTTTGGGACTTCCGGTTCATAGCCTTCGACTAGTTCCTTAAAAGTACCCGGTGACAGCTTGTCACCAACATGTCGAGTGTTCGTCCAATCTCTTCCACCTTTGAACTTCTGGAGGCATCTAATCAGCGGCCCGTGAACCTCTTTGGAAACGTCCTTGTAGCCTAAAACGTTGTTCGAGAGATAAAGTAGCGAAGTTCTCCCATACTGCCGCATCTTCCGCCATTCTTCGACCGTGAAATTTGGAGGCAGATTTAGTTCATCCCTTCCTGATAAACAGCGGCACGAGCCTGATAGTTGGGAGCATTGACTACAGTCACGCTGTATTGCACGTTGGTTCCCGTGGCAATCATTACACCTTGTTCAAGGTTTGCAATCGAAGTTGAGCCTAACGCCGTACAGGTTGCAGTGGCCAAAGTAACTGTCTGCACAGTGCTCCCGGGGTCGGTATACTTGATGACCATGATGGCTGTCGCCGCCGCCGTAGTTCCCGTGCAGGCTACCGAGGCATTGATCCTGTAAAGTGTAGTAGCTGAAGTCGTAAAGAACGTGGTTGCACTCGAAGCACAGGTGGCCTGCATACAGGAGACAAACCCAACCTGCCCCAACCCAAGATGCCATACGTTATCCGCCCCGCAGTAATACATTCTGGCGCTATTCACATCTGCATTGAGCAAGGGCGGGGTGCAAGCACCAGAGGGCGTTCCTGAAATAGGCTGCATCGACTGGAATGAGGCGTTAGTTCCGCGAGGAAGTATCAACAGAGCAACAAGAACTACTCCCGCCGCAGCAAGGAAAATAGCCTGTAAAGTCTTCATTGCAGCCTCTCGATCACGGCGGACATCTTCGCAGTTGTCGTACCACCCCCCACCCACTTCACGATTATTCCAGCCGCCGCATTGTTTACATCAATGACGGTGCTTCCGCTGTAGTTCCCAGCTGCCGAGGTTGTAAAGGTCAAAGCTGGGGAAGCCGTACCCAACTGGAAAAGAGATTGTGCGATGTTTGACTGGGCGTTTCCATTGGAATCTGTCCAGCTTAGAGTCCACCCAATCACTCCCGAAGTTGCCGCCGAAACGCTAATGACCACATTGACGCGATAAGTGCCGACTGCCGCCGCTGGAGTCACGGTCAGGACGTTGGCATCGGCGGTAGTGGTTTCTGACTTTTGGGAGGTCACGCCGCGAACATATGGTGCGCCTAGTCCTGCGGTAGTTTCGCTGTTGTAAGTTGCGAAAAATGCTTTGGTGGCGTCTAGTTTTATCAGCGCGGTGCCCTGAATCTGATTGGCTGAATTTCCTGTAATAATCCCCAAAGCCCCCAAAGCCCCGGAGGTAGAAACCATAGAAGACGGGTTTTGCAATACCCATTCCGTGCCGTCATAGATGGCTTGATAAATGCCGGAGGTATTCATGTCTCCAGCCGTACCCAAGGCGGCAACTCCCGCCGTGGTCTGTTTCATCAGATTCTTTACGCCCAAACTGCTGACATTGATGGTTGATGCCCCAGTAGGGGCATTGAGAACCTTGAAGAACACACTAGCCCCAGTAGTCAAGGCGACAAGTGCCGGAGTTGGGGAAACCACATAGGCATTCACCGCCCCAGTATCGACGGCATACCAGTTCACAGAAGTGTCGCTTGAGCCAATAGAGGATGCTGCCGGGGCCACCGTAGAACTTGTATTATTTCCAAACCACTTATTCCCGGCAAAGGTAGCGGCCCCGCTACCTCCATTTGCGATTGGAAGAACTCCACTCACATCGGCAGTAGCCAAAGCCACGGCGGAACTGGTAACGGTCTGGGTAGAGCCTGCAAAGTGTGCTAGACCAACTCCCGGAGAAGAAGCCACGACCGCATTGGAAATGTTTAGACTAGCCCCATCCGTGCCTGAAAGTGTTACCGTATTGCTGGCCGTAAGGGTCTTTCCGTCCGCAATCGTCAGGGTGGCTCCCGTGGCAGGCGCAGTCAGAGTCAGTTTATTGATCGTTCCCGGGAGGGTAATGGCAGGATCAAGCGAGATTACGGGAGTGGTTGTTCCGGTGGCTACGTCAATCTGATTGGCTGTCCCGGAAACACTGGTGACCGTTCCCGCCCCACCGCCGCCAGAAACCAATCCAATGAATCGTCTAGACATAGGTCACTCGTAGAAACTGCCGAATAATTGGAAAGTAAAGACCGGGCTAGTTCCGCCAACTACATACTTGATCTGCCATGTATTGCCAATGTGATCCTGCTTTACGGTATTCGCCGCCAAGGTCGCATTGGTCGCGGTGTAAGGATTGGCGGTCTGAGAGATAAGAGAAGAGCAGGCATTTATACTGACGGTTGTGTACTGCCCGAAGTGAACCAAATCAGTAAACGTTACCCCATCTGCGCACAATTTTTGCACATACACGTCTAGGGTCGGATTTGTGCCCGAAGTTGCGGTTACCACCAAAAATAGCTCACAGGAGGTAAAGCGGTCGATTCCGGGCAAGGTTCCCGTAATGACTGTTGTTCCCGAGGCCGAGGTCGTAATGGCATCGAATAAAGGTATGCTACGGGCGCTATAGTTCGATACGTCGATCGTCTTCAATGCCATGCGCTACTCCTTGAAGGGGTTTTTCATCCCCGGAATCGGTTCGGCATTCCCCGGCTCCATCTCGGAAGTCACTGTCAGTTCATCCCTTAACCAAGGATGAGAGCCTAGTGTGGCCACAGGTTGATGATACCCATAAGCATTCATCAGGTCAGCATGGGAGTTGATGCAGTCTACCGCCTGCCTGACCAGTTTCTTCGGGTCTCCTTCCTTGTCCGAGGAGAACTGCTTGGAAGGCACGGAGTCAGGCACCATATTGTCGCCGGAATAATATCTTCCCAAGGTCATCGAAGGGTTGACCTGACCATACTCTCCGCCACGGCTCCCACCATGAGAAGTGTAGTCTTCCGCTGGGCCTGTGGCAGGAATGGCTGTGAATACCCTTTGAGGATACAAATCCGGTGAGCTTGGTTCGGAACCTGCCTGCGAATCATAAACCAGAGGATAACTGCCTGCCGAAGGCGCTGGAAGTCCTCCGCCGATCTGCGGCTCAATCCCTCCGCTCATCTCGCGGTCGGTCTGCTTATAGGTTTCATCCTGCTGGCCGAATCTGACATCGGTGAATTCATTCCCCGTGGGCATTATTGAACTCCTCGCAGGTCATAGTTTTTCCTTCAACTTTGACCCAATGGTTACCTCTTTTATCATCGGTAGGTAGCATCGTTCCATCCTTGAACCCCCACCATTCCGTATAGAAGTTGGCATATTGCCCAATGGTGACTTCCACCCTAGTTTCCCCACTTCTGCCCAGTCTGACGGGCTCGCTTGGCTCTCGAAATCGCCGCACTCAAGGCTCCGGGATTCTTCACCCCCGCCCCAAATGGCTTCCTCTTCTTTAGTATCTGCGGAATCGGACTTGTTCCGCTCGGAACATTCACAGGAGGCGTAGAGGTTGTATCGTCAGAAGACGGCTCATTGAAGGATGACCCGAGGGCTGGAATCGAGGGGCTGCTCACTCTTCATCCTCATAATCGTATTCACAGACTATGCGAGGACGGGCAAGCAACTCTTGATAGGCTTCTTCGCCCATCAAATCCCGGAAGGCATAAGGGTGGATGTATCCGCCCCTAAACTGAACGGAGCCGCCCACGGTCAAATGAACGTCTTCAGCTAGTATGCTCATTTGGCTTTCCTTGCCTCAGACAATGCAATCGCAATGGCCTGTTTATGGGAAGTCACCACCGGGCCTTTCTTCGATCCGGAATGAAGCTGGCGCTGTTTCCATTCGTGCATGACCTTGGCCACTTTGGACGGATTCCTGTCCACAAAGGCGTTATATCACGAAAGACCCGAGTTGCAAGCTAAAATCCAAACCACCACGACACGACCAGCACCATTGCCATGCAACCACAGGCCCCGGCCAGAATAAAACAGGTGTCTCTAGAGGTCATCTGCCATATCTCCTTTCCCGCATCGCTCGTAAGGCATCTGATGGACTCATGCCGATAAAGTCCGCCGCTCCGCCGCTTTCGCGTTTTCCTTCCCCTTTTCGATCTTTTGGTGTGCTCCCACCCACTGCCCCGCTGTCGGCGCGTGAGTTGCCATGTGTTCCGAGTGGCCGAAGATGTCCTCCTTCTCGAACTCCGCCCCGCAATCCGGGCACACCCGATTCTTGGGGTAATCCTCCGGTCTCATTTCCAGAAATCGCTGTCTTTTCAATTCGTACTCGGTCATCGGTTCCTTTGCCAGAATCCTTTTCGACGCCTCGCGCTGTTGCTCCTTGCTCATTGCCATTGTTCCACCCTCGCTTTCTGCATTTTCGATTCGGACACTGCTCCCGCTTCTCGCCCTCCCGTGGTATCCATTCCCACCCGCACCATCGGCACTTCAGTACCGCCCTATACACCGTTGGCATGAGGTAATTGTACACAATGAGCGCAATGTACACAAGGACTATTTTGGATTATCTGTCATTTCGGGGGTTACCGCCGCCAAACGCGACCGGGGAGGGGTGATCTCACGGGGGCTATCGTTGAGTCTCATGCTTACTCGTTGAAAACACAGCTTGTTAGCGGCAAACATACCCATGAGTGAGGCGTGATAGCGTGCCGAATGCGTGGTAGGGCAGGGTAGGGGCAGTGGTGTGTGCCAGATCGCAAGCAAATGGGCCTTGTGAGAGCGAGTGCAATGCCAATGTAACGCCTTTGCCGGGCAATGACTTGCGCCTGATTCGCTTCGTTGATGAGCGTTTGTTTTGAGGGCGCGAGAGAAGAAGAAAACGTGACAATCTTGGCTGTAAGTGCTAGATTCGCAGCGAGAAAGCACAGGAGCGACATTGAATGCATTTCACTGAGAGACATCACAAACTAGCTGAATCAATTGAGAAGATGAATCCGGGAGATTCATTGAAGCAGGTCTTGATGGGTGCAGGGTATTCGGAGCAGACCTCGAACCACGGTTGGGAAGCTGTGCCGAATCGCGTTGTCAAGCTCTTATCTCGTAAAGGTTTGCGACTAAAGGCTTTAGGTGAAATAGATGCGGACACACAAGAGAAATTAACGCGCGGTCGGTTGGTCTACAACGTCATCAAGGGAAGCGATAAAGGCGTATTGAGCGCCAAAGCCCTTGGATCAGATAAGCGTATTTCGATGTTCGCTCCCGATATTCAAGCTGGGGTCATTGTCTTGCAAATGCCTACACCTGTTTTGGAGCAGAAGGATAAGCTTTTGACTGAGCCCGAGGATTAGAGCACCAGCGGCAAGGCTGATTTAATCCCGCCAGATCATGCTCGCATCCGCCCATATTGAGCATTTTCGCTAAACACCTGTCTAGACTCGACATAGCCGCACGCTCTCTTTGATTCTGCTCCATATGGTAACGCTCAATTCCGGTTAGTTCATCATGTGGCTGTGGGATTCTCATTGATTCGCCTCTGCGGGTCTCGCTATGTCTCGGGTGTCTGGGGTTGGATGTGATTTAGGTCTGCCAAGCCTGTTATTCGTTGCGGATCGTCTGCAAAACGTGTTTGAGCACCGTGCTGGCATAGTTTTGCCGCGAGTGACGTGATTGCACTCCGAACATCGGTACAGCTTAACGTGCTCACTCCCAATGAGTTGCAGCATCGCATCCTCTTTGTAGCACACTGCCGAAAATAAATCAATAGCTGAATCATTATTTCCTTGACAAACTAATCCAATTGCGAATACTATTCATCTTGTTGAGAGGCAAGTTTAAGAGAGGACAAAATGCCCAACGAGAACACAATCGAGCACAGGATGATAGGCAACGATGGGGCGATGGTTGCGCTGATTACGCGGTATGACCCTTTTGCCCATCGTGAGGTGTTCACTGTCTCGCCCATCGCGGTTTGAACTCGCTAAACTGCTAATAAATCAAGAGTTTCTAACATACGAGCAGGCAAATGAGTTGCATGATCTCATCGAGCGTAGATTGCAGAATGAGCGGTGCTTTGAAGGCGGCAGGTGACGCTGTAGCTTTGCAATCCACAAAGGAGCACGAAAATGACGATTCAACAAGCACGAAAGGCGCTTCCGAAGTTCGCTAAATCACTCGCGCCAGAGGCTAAGACGGTGGCCGAATTGCGCGGCGCGGTTATGGACGAATTGAACGCTTGCAGGCGTGGCGAGAATCCCCTTGAGCCGATGCAGATTGAGCGTTTTGGAGAATGGTTAGCAGAAACCAAGTAGCTTTGCAATCCCCCTAATCACAAAATCGTCGGGTCACGACGTTAAACACGGAGGAAAGTATGCCAAACACAAAGATTAACAAGCTGTGGAATCAATTCCGAGCGTCAATTGATGCAGCGGACGCTGATGGCAAAAAGCTCAACAACGCAGACGGGCACGCAGAGTGCAACGCTCTACATGATTACACTTCTGACCGAAACTGGCGTCTTTTCAATCTTCTAGGCCGGGAGCAAGCCAACGAGCGCCAACATAGAGGCGTGCCGTACTACGGCAACAATGCTAGGCTCAGCGTTCGAGATGCGGCAATGCTCCAATTGATGCAGCAAGCCAGTTACGGAGCTTCGCAAGGCGTTATGCCATCCGCCCATCTCTTTCTGACAATGCGCGTCACCGCTGTAGAGGCTTGGGTAATTGGCTTTCTATGCCGCAAGCATTTAGGGAAGGAATGGCACGAAGCTCTGGCAAAGCTCGACTATTCCGAACTCATGGCCGCATAAACTTGCAATCCCCCTAATCAGGAGAAATCGCCAATGACAACCGAACAGATCGAAGCCCTAAAAGCCCTCGCAGACGCAATCATCGAAAGCGTGCGCGCCGCTGGACCTCTTGGCGCTCCGGGTGGTCACCTCTATGCTGCGCTGATGACTTACGGAATCGACCTCAACCAGTTCAACCAGATTATGTCCGGCTTGTGCAGGGTAGGAGTTTTACGAAAGCAGGGCGAGTGCTACCACATCGCCAGGATTTCGGCAGGGCGTTAACTGCTGACCGCCATCCTGAAGGGCTTTCTTGGCGATTGTCCGCGCAGGGTGGTGGCGAGCGGTTAAATAAAATGGAGGGTATTCAAATGCCAACTAGCTTAGCGATTGTGAAGAAGTTTTTCCCAAATGTTTCGACTGTCTCGGATGCCAAGAAAACCGTCCGAGTTGAAGTCACCAAGAAAGATTCCAACTCCTCAACCGTCAAGAATCACAAAGGCTGCGCGATGGCTGTCGCCTGTAAGCGCACCTTCGACCTAAGTGGGGTAGTCATCTCCCGGGATCGCGCCTATCTCGTTACTGGAGAGAAGGCCGTGCGGTACGCCCTGCCGGAGTCTGTGAGCCGGGAGGTTGTCTCCTTCGACCGCAACGCTGGCTTCGCGGAGGGGACGCACCAAAACTCACGCCGAGATTAAGTAGTTTTTGGGAGACGGAAGGGAGCCGGGAAAATGAGTAACCTGATAGCGCAAGATGCACGGTGCCAGGAATGCGCCGCGATGTACGCTCGAATCGAGTGTGACAAGTGCCATAAGCCAATCTGTCTGCATTGCGCTCACGCCGTAAGCGACAACGTAGTGCTGTGCGGCGACTGCAACGCAAAGGAACACGTCTAGGGTCAGACAAAGGAGCGCCACAAAATGAACGCTGAAAGCAAAGCAGTTATGGGTTATGACATCATTAAACGCGACACCCTAAAAGCAGGAGATGTAATCGAGTTTCGCGGTGAACGCCCGAATAAAGGGACATTGGTGATAAACGGGCTGGAGTTACATCCACCGATTGATCCATACCTTTTCTTGGGCGATGTCAAACTGCATCTGGCAAACAAAGTCATGGAAGCCGGGGATGTGCAAGCGTGGCACATCTGCGAAGATGCCCAACAAGCACTGGACGAGAACACGCGCAACGTGATGAGGCGGCTGGATGCCTATCACGAATGGCGTGGCGGGTGCGAGCGAGAGGACTTCGATGCCTGAGCGTTGTCTACACCCGTGGATCGTTGCCAACCGCCAGAATACGATTCTTAGGAGGCCGCATGGCTTATATCAAAGCACCAAAACCACAGGAGCAAAAGTATTACGACTTCTTGGAGGATTTGCGGCAATCGGGCGATACCAACATGTTCGGAGCGCCGCCATATCTCCAAGCCGCTTTTGGCATTACCAGAGACAAGGCAGTTAGCATCACAAGCGATTGGATGAGGGGCCATAATGACCCGACGAGGAAAATGGACGGCCCTGTAACGAATGCCAAGGCCGGGAATATGGTCACAACCTACGAGCCTGCGGAGGACTAACCGTGTCAATCATTTACGGCAAACTGCCCGACCCTGACTTCTGGGAAACTCTCTCCGAATCCCGCAGAGAACGGGAACGCAAAGGACGTTTCAAGGATGCTGCCCTGATATGCGGGATCGTCTTTATGTACATCATTCTGCTGTATTTCTTCCCGGATGTGCAGCCATGACCCCACAGAAGTGGCAGAAGTTCCGCCCCATCCCTTCCCCTGCACGGTCACAGCAAAAGGCCATACATCGTCTGGAAAAAGCAGGGAGAACGCTTCCGATGACCCCGCGCATCGACTTCACCTACCGCAGAAATTTTAGCATTGACTACACCTCCAAAATTCGCCTATAATGTTCCCTTATGCCGCCCGAGATCGACCTCACGGGGAAAAGATATGGTTTCTTGGTTGCCTTGTCGAGAGCGCCTAGCTTCGTAACTAGTGGTGGCTATCCTGTAACGATGTGGGAGTTGCGCTGTGATTGCGGCTCTTTGATAAGGGCGCAATACTCTAACCTAGTGAAAGGAAGTGTTTTAACTTGCCAAAGAAAGGTTTGTAAATTCCGTACTCTACTTTGGAAGCATACGCTTTTAGGCCATCCCAAGAACCTAGATTTAGCTCCACAGCAAGTTTTTAAGGTGTACCAAAAACATGCTCGAAAGAAACATATACCATTCACTATAGAGTACGACCATTTTAAGGAATTGATTTTGGGGAATTGCTATTATTGTGACGCCCCGCCGTCCAATTGTTACAAGGTTCGTTTCCACGATTTTAGGTATTCTGGAGTTGATAAATCGACTCCCAGCCTAGGCTACATTCCTACAAACGTTGTCAGTTGTTGCTGGACGTGTAATCGCATGAAGGGAGTTTTGACCCATGATGAGTTCATCGCCAAGATCGCGCAACTTGGACGGAAATGGATCAAGAATTGATTTCGTTTACCGCCGCCCCTTGAAGCTCACAGACGGTATAAACGCACGAATGCGGGAACTGACCCTAAACCACTACCACGGGGCTTGGAATGCGCCTGAATGCGCCCTAGCGTCATGGCGGGGCATTTTAAGCGCGGTCTCCAAGGCTTTAATCCTCCGCAGTCGTATCTAGGGCAACTTCTGCACTGGTACCTGAGCCTCAAAAGGAACCTTGGTTACGTCTAAGGGAGAGCCAGCCGCTGCCTCATAAGCCAAAAGTCCTTGCTGCAAAATCTTCGTGAAGGCTGTTGCGATAGTGGCATCTACGCTCGTTGCCGGGATGGCCTGCAAGGTCGCAAGAGCAATCTGGATAATCGCCAAGATGTTGATAACGCTATTCATACGGTGGCCGTCTCTTTCTGATTTGGCACCAGCGCGATTCTCTTGAGAAAATCAGGGTGCGTATCGGCTAGAACGCCTTCTTGAGGAGGAAACATCGCCAACACATCATCAACGTGCAAGCATTCCTTGAGGTTTGGGCAAGCATCGTTGGGCTTCGTAACCGCAATCTTGCCGTTGCAATAGTCGTTACCCGCAGTCGCATCGTACAGGATTCCGATGGCAGGCCCGCCGTATCCGAGGAATACAACCTTGTCACCGTTCTTCGCTTCTCTTCCATTTGCGTAATGCATTATTTTTGTCCTTTCGCCGCCGTCAGGTTGGCGGTCTTGGTATTGACTACGGCCATCGCGTTCGCAACTTCCGTCTGCTGGGTTGAGGTCGTATTTCCGCCGTGGTATGCAAGCCACGCGGCCCTCGCTGCATCGTAAGCCGCTATCAGGTCATTCAGGGCCGTTGTGATCCTTGCAGTTACGTTTGGCGGGAAGGCATTCGCGGCCAAGTCTGCCTTCGTGCCCTGAATAATCCCGTCTGTCGTTGCCAAGGTGACGTAGGTGTTGGAATCAAATGAGTTTATGGAGCCTTGCACAGGTCGGTTCATGCAGGCCGTTAAGACCAAAAGCAGCGCGGTGACTGCGGTCAACTTCTTAGTTCGCATTTTTTCCTCCTAGAACGGAATTTGTGAATCTTCTGGGATGCTCATGTATTGCGACTTCGACGGCGGATCGGCCATCAGTTCCTCGTACAAATCTTTAACGCGGACCTTCGGATTAGACTGTAACACTTTCGTAATTCTCTCCCATCTTTCAGGCCACTTTTTAGAGAAGAAATCGAAGGCCAAGCCGGGATTGTTCGTCCACCAACAATGACAAGACTTGCATAGAATTTTGCTGTTATCGTCATCCCACCTAAGGCAATGATGCCGCCGCGAATGAACGTGACTCCACTGTAAAGGGCTTCCATCCACTGAAACCGTTCTCCCGCATCTCTGGCAGCACCCATCTCGCTCCATCACGCGCTCACGGCAGGCTTTATCCAATGCAAGGACCATACGACGCTGACTCAGGGCTTTCTTGCTGGACTTAATCATGCTTCCACCTGTTTGCGCGGGGGAGAACGTCTGCGGACTGGCTTGCGAGGTTTCAATGATCTGCCTCCCATGCTGCTTCCAAGCGCCCGTCACGAATCTCTAGCGGCACGCCAGTAACCCGAGCAACAGCAAGCTGGTGCGCTTGAATTGCTGCCTGTTCATCCATAAATTCTTCCCACTCGCGCTTATCTTCGACTTCTTTGATGTTTGCCATGTAGTAGGCTTGCAGGGCCGAAACCCAGCCGTGATCTTTCTCTCCCATGATGAGCAGATTCCAGTATCGAGGATCAAGTTTGTCATTGTTGCGATGATGAACCTGCTCGTCTTTCGTCAGTTCTCGCCCCAGCATAGCCGCTGCCACGAGACGATGAACGTACAGGTTCTTACATGGGCCTTTGCCAACGCGCAAGTACCCCTTGGAATGAACATGCGTCCCTGTGCCGCGCTTACGCCGTTTGCTCTTTGTGTTCATCTATTGGGCAGTATGGCACGCGGGTTACAGTCATGGGACGGTAATTCGTTGAACTAACTACCGAGAAATTAACGATGCACTTGCACTCATCTGCCAGAATGATTTGCCCGTCATTCTGCTCGTAAACCGACCGTACATGCTTTCCTACCTTCTGAAACTGCGCGCCTTTGCTCATCGGTTCCCTTTCACCACTCGCCTCAATCCTCTTTCCCGCGAAGCCCATATTTATCCAGCCAATGAACAACCGTCGTTCTGTGCGCTTGCAGGAGTTTTGCCGTTTCCGTGATGTTTCCTTCGCAGTGATTCAAGGCCCATGAGAGCACCGTATTTTGGAACCTGTCCATGATCTCGGTCATGCCGCGCTTGTGCTCCAAAAGGTTGCGTTCTATCAGTTCGTCTATGCTGCGCTGCGTCACTTTGGGAAACGTCGTATTCACAGGTATTTCTCCCGAATATCCCTTTCCACTACTCCGCTCTCATCCTTAAGAATCACGCGATACCACGACGGGAATCCTCTTCGTGCCGCGATGACTGAGAAATGTTGTCCATGATACGCTCCGCCAGAAACCATGCCTGTTTGCGAGACTGCCGAGCACACGGCTTCTTTCTTCCTTTGAGACTCCAGACTACCAAGTACGAATGACGGCTCCGCCATATTCTCTCTCCTGTTACGTGCGCCCGATCAGCCACCTTCTTAACGAAAATGCAACTGTCGGCATCCATGTCACATTGGCCCCCGCCAAACTCCGACGTTTGCCTCAGCCTGCATCCGCATCTGATGCTCCTCTTGCGGCGTAGTTCTAAACCATTCAATCTCGTGGTCAAGATAGCGGGATTGATTAAAAAACGTGGTTGGATGAGGGGTAAGAGAGCCGCGATTGCCTGCCGGGGAGTCTGAATACTGCCGTGTTTTCGTTATCAGGAACTTGTGTGCATCTTCCCAGGCCATCGGCTTTTGGTTTACTTCGCCATCGCGAATTCTGGTCAGGGCGTAGACGATTGCTTTGATTGCGGCTCTCCGAGCTACTTTGCGGGGATACAGGTTGTACACAGTTCCAGCCATTTCTTCGGGAGTCATAGCAGCCTCAATTGCTCGTCGTCCTCGCGCAATTCCAAATCGGGATACGCTTCCTGAACTGCGCGGCGATAATCTTCTCGAATCACCTTATCCGCAGTTCCATCTTGCCACTGCTGGCCCGTGAACCATCTTTCAGGAAGATTGAGTTCGTGATCGTGAATCTTAAATAACGCTTCGCCTAATGTGATAGACATTTAATCCCCTCCCCGCCCGCAAGGTTTCCCGACAGCAAAGGCTGGGTGATTTTTAAGGTCAACAAGCTCTTGCTTGCAGAAGTAGTGGCGGCTTGGCTATTTTCGGCTCCCGCAGAAGTCGAATCCCCTAACGATGGCCCCGGTCTACTCACCCGCTGGCACCGACCCAACACTCCTGAGCGCAATCTCAGTTGTCTGGGCAGAGGTCGGCCAGCGATTGCAGAATTCTCGAATTGTTTGAGGATTGCATGATCGGAGCCGAAATCTTGTAGTTGCTGGGGGCAGGTGGCCCCGATCAAGAAGTTCCCTGCACGCCCAGCACCTAAAGACAATCTGAGTGAATCATACATAGCATCTCGATTGCAAGAACAAAATACAGATTTTTACTGACGCCTAGCGCACAGAACTACAGAGTTCTCAAATCAAGGTGCCAAGCAATCAGGAAGCTCACGGGCCGACCGCCGCTATAGCCTTGTTTAGGCGAAAGAACCTGCCCGACAATCAAAGGGTCTGGATCACGGCTGGGAGGTAGTTGCGTTTTCCGCCAAGTACTCGCCCGGAGTCCTTTCGCGGGGCAAATTCCAATCTGATCGAAAATCTTCAAGGCCATAGCCTCAGCGGTCGCATCCATCACTTGAGGCACAGCTACGGCCACAGGGAATTCCATGTCCTTGAGCGAGGTCGCACGAAGCGAATAGCGAGTTTCCCGCTTACCGTTGATATCCTCCGTGTATTTGCGGCGTACAACGTTGGGATCGGGAGACACGTAATCCCCTTGTCCTGCGGATAGGGATTGGTCTGCTTTTTCCGCTACGACATTGATTGGTATGGACTGGTTCCACCCTTCCTGCCTCTCCATGTCGGATGGGCCGAAGTCTTTGTCCATTACCTTCACGGCAATGAGGTCAATCGGCAGGTTGGGAATAATCGTGTACCCGGCCTTGGTCGCTTCGAGCAACTTTTGGTAAAAGTCATGCTGCTTGCGAAACTTGAGGATCGCGCTATTAAAGGACGAAGTTTTCCACTTGTGCTTCTTGGCCTCGTCTCGCGCCAGTTCCATTTCGTGAACATCGGCCAACAATGAGTCTCGCTTCCCTTGCAGCCACGAGGTCAGGTCTGCCTGTGCCGCTGCCATCTGTTGGGGGTTGCGTGCAACTAGATGCACGGTCGGAGGCGGCAATTCAACGGGTTTCACTGCCTCAATCTTTTCAGGTTCCAACACTGCCAATGCTTCATCTGCCATAATTTTCTCCTTTTGTCCCCGATTCCCTCTTGAACCTCATCGGCCCATCGAAGAACTACTTAAAATTCTGAAGTTTAGTGGGCAACTTCTCGACAGGCCTACCCTTCCGCTTGAGCGGGATTTGTCGGTTTACCTCTTCCAAGACAGCCTCCCATACATCAGGGCGATGTACGCGCACCCAGCGATACGTCAAGGTACGCGCCAGAACAACCCGCGATTTTGTCATTACTCTCCTCCACTCACAATCGCCGCAATAGGTTAACCTTCACGTTCTCTGGGCCGTAATCTGTGAACGGGAGGTCGGGTAGGTGTGCGGCAATCAATCGCGCCAGCCTTGTCCTTACCTGCCGAACTTCACTCAATACCAAACCGTTGATTGAGACAAACTCCACGGAAATGCTTAATTTGTGCCCATCCCCGTCATTAGCCTTTATTCTTGCGGCCCTTCGGTGTTTTTCCATTTTCAACGCTCCATGAGTCGAATTTCCCGCGAACGGGGTTCTTGAACCATGCTTGAATCGCAGCCATGACGCCAACCCAGCCGCACCTCTCTTCCAAGTCTCTGAGTGTGTGGTATACGGCGGCAATTTGTGCCGTCCGTGCGCGTCGAACCTTCTGCTGCTCCGCTTTTATCTGTCGTAAGGTCATGGCACTATTCCCTCATAAGTCGCTACAATGCCCTCGTCCTGCGCTCCAGATGCGATATGAGCCGACTTTTTGAGCCGGGTGACCATTTCCTCCACTTCCGCAAGAAAGGCCCGTACCTCGTCCTCAAGCGCTGAAATCAGCTTTTCGTCCCTTTCGAGCCGCTGAATGAAGACTTTCAGGCCAGCAGGCATCCGGGGGTCAAAGCTTACAAAATCGCACCATTGTCGCTCTGCACAAGACATCTCTGCCAACATCTGGGGCAAAAACTCCTCTGGAATGGTCTGCGACTTCAAGATTTCCAGATGGTTGATGGTTTTTAGACACTTGATCTCCAGCAGGCCATGCTGTCCTATGAGGGAATCAGGGCTGGCACCAAACCAGTTAATAGTCGGGTGCATGGCATACCCTCCCGGCAGAACCTCGTCGTCGCACTGGAGTTCGTAGGCAGCACGCGCAAACGGCTCATTTTCAATGCCTTCCTCCATGTATTGAGTGACGTAATGGTCTGCCGATCTTCCGGTGAACCTTTCAGCCACAAGTTCCATCATGTAGTCGTAATGGGCCTTGGAATACTCGCCCTTATCGGCATCCTTGGTCTTGCGCTTGAGCCGCTTCACCACATCGCTCATCCGAGAGGCGGTACACATGCCTATTCTCATCTTGAGCCATTCGTCCGACTGCTGAGCCACGTCAATTAGCGGCATGGGCAAGCTCCTTCTTTCGGGCATTCTTGGCCTTGCTCAGCAGTCGGTAGGATTCGATGTCGTTGACATCAAGAGCGACCTTTCCAGCCGACCGGAAAGCAGCCTTCAATCCCTCTTCTGTCTCACAACGCCCGATCTCGGCAAGTTGTTCCTTGAGCCAATCCTTGTCAACGCTACCCTCTTCCCCGTTGCCGTCATTGTCCACCCCGACCGGGATGTTGAAGATATTAAGCACGATATAGCGTCTGCCGTAGGAGTTCCCTGCCCCGGTCGCATGGGTCGCACTCATCACCCCACCACCCTTGGCTCCTTTGCCATCTGCTGGCAAGTCCATCATGTACCTGCGGGTATGCCCTGCCCTGTGCGAGACGTAGCAGAGCATCCTGACCATTTCAGGTCTGGGATGTTCGCCATTGTCGAACGACAGGCTGAAACCATGACGAAGGTATACCGGGCGCACGATCTTATCCACAGACTTGTAGGAAGCGTACTTGCTATTCGTCTGCGGATTCGTCAGGTCTGGCGCGATAAGGCCGATCTCGCTCTGACATGACTGCATTGCCTCATTGAATTGGACTTCGGCATCCTTCGCCATCGCCCGTTCCTGTAAAGCTGACAGCCGCTCAATCACGTCGATTGCCGCCCCATTGCTCAAGGCCAGTGAGAGTAGTTCCATTGGGGTGTGGGCCACTAAAGCCTGCTGTTGCGGGGATTCACTGCCTTTCGGCTGAATAGAGTTATCGGGCACCACGAAGTCTAACTGGTTGGCGGTCATTTGGCACGTCCATTCTTTGCCACGGCAAGATAGTAGCGGCGTATTGCCTCCCGGATCACATCTCCGGTCTTGAAGATTCCAGTCTTGGTCTTGAGCGCATCCATCAGCGCCCAGTCCTCTCCGCTGGCCGTCATACCCATTGTTTTAGGTCTCTGTTTTGTAGCCATGCGAAGCATCTTGGCACACTCTTGAAAAATTGTCAAATTATTTTCTTGCATTTTTCTGGAACATGGTTTACTGTGCAAATCGACAGCAGTAATCACACCAAAAAGGAGACACAATGAGTACGAATCCAGTTCCCAACCCACCCAAGGTCAGCGATACTATAGCCAAAATTGAGGCACAACTGAAAGAAGACGAAACCGAACTGAGCAGTGAGGCACAGACACTTTGGGCCAAACTTAAGGCCGATTTGGCATCGGCAGGGCTTTAACGTCCAAGGTCAGACGCAAGGCACGAGTCTTGCGTGCTGGGCATCATGGGACAACGGGAACTTGGCTTGGGCGGCATACCGGGCCAATAGTACCGAGTGAGTACCGCGAGGACATGCCTCACCAGCGGTCAGGCTGATACCGGTGCTCGGCACGGAAGGCTCTAGTGAGTTTCCGGGGGCAGCAAGAACAACGCTTTTTAGTCTAGGAGGGGGAAGTTGAGCAAGAACAAGGCAATGGTTGGGGTGGAGAAGAATTTCACAGATAGGGAGCGCATTCTCATCAACATTGCTGCCTTGCTAGCTTCGGAATTGGCCCATCTTCAATCCCGTCCTGACGTACAGCGATACATGGCTAGTCCGCATTCCTTGAGTCGCATTTTTTGTGAATGGGATTTGTTCAACAAGAAACCTTTCCGCAAGGGCGAACTGGTTGTATGCCAGAGCAGCACTGGACGCCAACAGAATCCTTGGCTGGTAAGTTTCGTGGAGCAACAGGGGTTTGCAAACGAGCCGCGCGGTTTGGTACTGCGTGCTATCGGCTCTCGTGATTTATGCAACTACGGGAACGAAAGTTTTATTCGCATCAATGGCATCGCTGAGCGATTGCTGTGGGAAGGAGAGAAGCACGCCTTCTCTAGGAAGTTGCACAAAGCGCTGCGGGTGCTGGACAACTACGGGCACAGATTCCGAGGTTTGGAGTTCCCGGAAGATGGAGTAGCCACAGTCTATATCGGTCAGGTATTCGGCGGTCTGGGCAAGCCCACCAAGCCATATTCGGTGAGCATCGCATTCAATAAGCGTACTAGCGTCAAAGGGATTATTTCCCAGTTAAAGGCGCAGGGATTCGGTACGCGAGAGTTTGAGTTGGACGATGGAACCTATAGCGGCCCGATGGAAGGCTTTGCTACGTTTACACGTGAAAGCCTGATTCAAACGTTGCAAGCAGAAGGCGTTGAATTAAAACCAGAAGTGACTGCACCTCGCTAGGTTCAGGGGGACACTGGGGTAGACACTAAAGGGCTTTGACTTTAAGGCGCGATTACGGGATTGAGGGCTAAACGATGGCACTTAGTAAATTGATTGATTTGGCGCAAGGGGCAATTGATGACGTATTCTCAGACAGAAGCGTAAAGCCGCAACGAACCTTGGACGCGCTATCAGATTTGCGCTCCTTCATTGATTTCAAGATGGAAGCTATCAAGGCGGACATGAAGCGCAAGGAAGTCGAGGGGCGAGGGCGGGGATGAGCCCAGAGAAGAAAACGCGGCGTGACCGGAAGATGAATGCGGCAGCGCATGAGATTACTGACAGGTTTGTAAATCCCCACTGGAGATGGGGGCAGCGGCGCAGAAATACGATCCGCAAGATTGTTCGGATTATAAAGCGGCATCTTGACCGAGGAGACTGATACCCATGCCCAGCAAAGCCGGACAGATCGAGGAACTGTACACAGCGCACGATGAATTGCTCGATGATCCGATCCGTAAAGGCGACCGTAACCTAGCAGATGCCACCTCATTTCGTCGTTTGTTTGCGTGGCAGTACTGCGAATATTACGGCTTGCTGAGAAGGTGCATGGAGATCGCGGGCGAAGATTATCCCGAGTTCAAGGCGGCGAGAAAGGCTCTTCGGGATGCTGAATTCACCGCCAAGGGCCGCGAAGGTGATCTACGGTTGGCTACGGCAAAGGCTGAGATCGCGATTCAGTTAATTCACAAGTGGCTAGACAGGATTAGAGCCAACCCACAACCAAAGCCAAAGTCTCACAGAACGGGCTTACGTGCCCACACGAGAATACAGCGATGGCAATGAAGGCGGAGGCCCCGTCCGGTTGGCCAAGAAGGAGGAAAGAATGCCAACGATAAATGATGCGACAGGGTTGCCGGGAGCGCATGAGTGCCGCTATTTTGGTTCGTACTCCGGCGCAGTCAAGGTACTTCGTGCGGGCCTCGTGGCAATCGCGGCCAGCGACAACGGCAGTATCTCTTTCTGGCGGCGCTCCGATACAGGCAAATTGCGCGGCGGATTCTATCGCTTTCAGTCTACGCTGGACGAGCGCGACTTCGCCAACCTGAAAGAGTTGCGGCAGTGGCTTGCGAAGTGGTATCCGATAATGGATGAGCCAAGGAGTGCGCGATGACCTCTTTCCCCAGCAAGAAGCCTAGCGGGAAAGAACCAATTACCCCGAGAGCCAAAGACGGCGCTCTATGACCAATTACCCGAGGGTTTGCGACTGCGAACAGAGCGCCGCGATTGGCCGATTGGTGACGGCCCGACTCGCTATGACATGAGCCGCGTTGTAATCAGCGTTGCAAGTGAAACCGCATTGCTGACACGACAATTTAGATTGTTTCCGTATGACCACAAGCCGAACATTCCCGAGAACTGTTGCGTGGATCGACTTCGGTGACCGGGACTCCGGCCAGCGCAGCCTTGTAGAGAATATACAGCTTGAGTTGAGGATGGGCGTTCGACGATTCACGCGGCTCACGAATGCTTTTTCAAATCTATCATGCGTTCTACAACTTTTGCCGAGTGCATCAAACGCTGCGCGTGACGCCTGCAATGGAAGCTGGCCTTGCAGATCACGTTTGGAGTTTGGAGGAACTTGTGCGAGTATGGGATAGCATGACCGCTCAAGCAGCCTAGAATTTTGCACCGCCGAATGTTATATTTTTCAGTCCCCACACTCCAACGCCAGGGGAGGAAACGGACGTGATCACCGTGGAGAAAAATCCCCAAGAAGCGGCCAACAAGGGGATGGCCATTTATCGAGAAAAATATCAGCAAGCCTACGAACGCGAACACCCCGGAAAGTTTGTTGCGATTGATATTACGACGGGAGAAGCATGGGTTGCGGACACGCCAGAAGCTGCGCTCGAAATGGCACAGCGGGCGAATGCCAACGGGTTTTTCCATTTGATACGAGTGGGCTCCCCCGGTGTGTTCCGCGTTGGCTATACCCAGCACAGCGCACGTGAATGGTTCACTTGATCCTACCTCGGGATGTCCGATAGTTGAGATTGAAGTACAGGGCCCGTTCGGTCAGCCGCAGAAATTCACGGCAATGGTTGACACCGGATTTAGCGGGTACCTGTCCCTGCCAATCTTAAAAGCCTTTCCTCTTGGGCTAATTCTCCAAGGAACAATGGGGATCACTCTTGCCGATGGCACGACTCATGCACGCCTGACTGCTCGCGGCATGATCAAATTTGACGGCAAGGATGAAGTTGGTTTGGTGCTACTGGAGTGGCAAAACACGGACATTTTGCTAGGAATGGACTTCTTGGCAAAGTTTGGCAAGAAATTAACAGTGGACGCGGTGAATCGCACTGTGGAGATTGTCGATGTGCCTGCTCCACCGCCAGCACCTCAGCCTTCGACTACGATCACTCCTACACCCATACCAGTACCCGCCCCCACATCGACGGCGCCAACGCCGACTCCGCCAACAACTCCGCCGATCCCACCTCAACCCAAGAAGAAAAAACGGAGCCAGATTCCTAACCTGCCATCAGCTTAAGTTCAAAACCGCCCACTACCCAAGTCTCGCCAAATGTTACGCCGTAGCCTAGCTCCGCAGCCTTCTGAATTAGCTTTGCGGCGCTCTGGGCGAATTCCTCTTGAAGGGCACTCATTTTCCTGCCGCCGTGATTCTCAGTTCAAGCGAGTGCTGTGATTCCCTCAAAGTCTCTAACTGCCGGATCAGGTCATCATGCCTGTGGTCGTACTCTTCGCGGTTGATGTAGCGCTCTGCCATGCGCTGCTCAATGATGTCCAAACGCCGGGAATGGTCAGTGATCTGCGCGGAGACCACGCCCCACTGGATCGCAGCCGTGATGATGACGGCAGCGACTGTGACGATAGAAGTGCGCCAGTCAAACTTAGAGCGCCCGTTGCCGTTGCCGTTGGTTTCGGTCATTAGCTTGTGTAGTTGCCCACCAGCAATGCCGCCCAACCATTCGGACGTTGCATAAAGCCAGCGATTGTCCATCCTCCACGCGCAGCGGTATCGAGGTTGGCAGAGTCCGTGGTATCTACCCCGGTCATGTAGAGCCACTGAACTTTATCCGGTGGGCCAGATTGATAGATTGTCATTTCACCACTCCTTTACGTTCCCAAGTTCGTCTCGTTCCCAAAAGAAACCGAGTCCGTTGCCGCGAATGCTTTTACACTTCCCTCGCTCTTCCCACTTGGCCGTGTGAGCGATGTATCCCGGCCAAATTACCGTTCCGCACGGGAAGTCTGGGCAGCAGTTCCACTCCGTAAGGGGCAGGCCATCTCCGCTCATTAGCCATGTGTCTGTCGTTCCCTTGACTTGACTCCAGACGTAAACGTGGTGATGCTTCTCAATGGGAAAGTCCTTTGGATGTGTAAAGGCGTAAGAAACAACAACCACCACTGACCCCGTGAAGCATACCCAGAACATCGTATAGAGCCGCACAAGCCCCTTACGTTTGGTTGTCGTCTTCGTAGCGCGGTTTTCTTTCATCCATTTTGCCACAATAGTATGCAAACGCTTCCCGGATAGCTCCCAGACCTTTAACCAAGTCTCGCCCCAAGGCGTCATCTTTTTCGCGGCGAATATCGGACTCTCGGGCATCGGAAGCTCTTCGCTCTTCGGCCTCGGCTGCGATTTGTATACCAAGGCCAGCAATTCCCGCCTCCACTCTCTTGCGCTCTTCGTGGTCAGCCAGTCGTTGTAATCTCTGCGCTTCATCTCTTGAAGTAAGATGGCGCTTAAACAGAACAAGAATAACGCCACCAAAAACAGTAAGGAGTGAGCCAAATGCAAGAGGCCACCACTCCGTACTGCCGGGATCGAGAAAAGCAGCGAGTGCGTCATTCACTTCCGCCCCAGTGTGAATCCTATTCCGCGAACCGTAACGAAGTCCACGGGAAATTTACGAAGTACGAAATTACCTCCAGTGCTGCGCTAGCCCCGCAGAACCTAGGAGCAGGCTTAGGAAGTAGCAGGCCATCGCAGCCCAACCGAGTGACCAATTAGGGGCACCTACGTTCTTGGCAGCCAGTGCAGCGAGTACGAAACTAAATACCAACAGAATCAGTGAAATCATGGTTTCCCTCCGCCGTTCTTAGGTGCAGTTTGTGCTGCCGCTGATGGCTGGGTTCCGCTGCCCGTCGAAAGGCTTGGATAGAGCGTGCTCCTGCCATTTAGGGCGATGTAGCCGACAATGTAGACCAGCAGTTTGTAATACTTCTGAACTGCCGGAAAGTCATTGAATGCCTCCCACGGAGGCATGACCGTATGTAAGAAGGAGCATATGGTCACCGTGCTCGACACGACCGACCAGAACCCAGCCATCGTTAATACGATCAGCGCGAGGTACATAATCCCCCTATTTGACTTGAATGATAATCGTCTGCGGTGTGCCCGGTACGTCATCCCCTGTCGTTCCACTCACTTGCGTGCTCCCGGCAGATTCCCCTGTGGCATTCACCCCTGTCACCACAAAGTAATACGTCGTGGTCTTAGTCAAGGGCGAAACCATGTAACTCGTTGTTACGGTTGACCCTGCCTTGGTACAGGTCGTTGCTGTTAAGGTGGCGCAGCCGCCATTCGTTGTGGACTGGTAGACGTTGTAGCTTGTGGCCGTCCCTCCAGTTCCAGCCGTCCATGAGACATTGGCGCAATGGTTTACTCCTGTGGGGCAGGTGATCTGGGCCGAACAAAGAGCCGAAGCGAAGAGAATAAATGTAGCAAGTTTCATAGAAAGTCCTTTCAATGGTTCACTATAGCTGATCCGGGAAGAATAATCCCGCCTTGCGTAATGATGACTGCTGGGGCCGTTGGGGGCGGTGGAGGCCCAAGGAAAGCAGCCGTCGCCGCTACCGGGGAGCTTCCCATTGTGAAACTACACGTCGCCCCGCTGCATATCCCACTCCATGTCACGAAGGTGAAACCTCCGTTCGGAGTTTCGGAAAGCGTAATAGGCGTCCCGTTTGTGAAGTTCGCCGTGCAGGTTCCGGGGCAACTGATCCCCGCAGGGGCGCTAGTAATAGTTCCCCCGCCAGTGGGAGTAATGGTCACCGTAACCGAGTTTGTAGCCACGGGCGCGAAAGTGGCAGTCACGGACACGGGAGAGCTTCCCATTGTCAGCCCACAGCCTCCAGAACCGCCGCAAACCCCACCCCAGCCGACGAAGGTATTGCCGATAGCGGGAGTTTCGGTCAGCACAATGGGTGTGCCATTCGTGAAACTTGCTGAACATATAGGAGTACAGGCGATTCCCGCAGGGCTAGACGTGACTGATCCTGAACCTGTAATGGAAACCGTTAAGATTCCAGAAGATGTACCCGGCGCTGGGTTCCCGGCCAAAACTGAGGCTAAAGTCGTGAGATTTGCACCCGGATCACTGCCGTCGTTCGCCGCACCTTTGCAGGCCCCCGCCGCAATCGTGTAGTCTCCTCCGTTGCCGGAATTGTAGTTGTTGAACACCGCCGTATAGTTCGCTACCGATGTCGTGTTGCCTCCCGGCCAAGTGTGCGAACCGTTATTTACAAAGCAGTTTCCGGTAAAGACGTAGTTTGTCCAGCAGGCGTTAATCATCGGCAAACCTACGCCGATGCCGTTAGCGCAATTCAAGGGCTGAGAGCCGCCGATCAGATTGAGTGTACCGCCATAGGTCTGAACAACGTTATTTGTGAAGGTTTCATTGTACTGATTCATTCCGCTAGCGATCGTGGGATTCGTCAAGCCGAGCACGGAATTCGGTGTTGCCGCTGGGACATAGACCCAAGTGTTGTGATTCACAGAGACATCATGCTGTGTCTGGGCAGCACTTGTAATTCCGACGTTGGTGGTCATCTGCACTATAGGATTTGACGTTGGGCAGGTGGGCTGGCAATAACCCATATTGTCCGCCACATTGTCATGGATGCTGTAGTGATTATGCCCCGCCGCAATGAACCCCCCATTGCTGGCCATGTCCAGTTCTGCAAAGAAGTTGATGCTGTTGCAGGTGTTGTAACGGGCCGTGAAGTCTGTCACGACGGCGGTCGGAGATAGGCCAGATTGATTGACTGGGGTAATGGCCCAGCACTCTCCGCCTTGAGAAAATCCGCCCCAGTTGTTCTGGAAAGTGTTTCCTTCAAGCAGAACTTTCGAGGCGTTCTTTAACTCGAACAGATTCTTAACGACGTAAGCATGACCACCCACTCCGCCGTCATAACACCCCGCCGAGGGATTCCAGCACGGGTTCTTAAAGAAGGTGTTGAGGCGAATCTCCAAGTTGTTGGGGGTTGTGTTCGTCCCGCCACCACCGTGCAGCATGTTCTCGCCTGCTGATTCGTCGAAGTTGTTGACGTACTTCAAAACGTTCTCTGTGACGGAATTGGTGATATTCACACCGCCAAAGAACATGTGGGAGTCCGTGCAATGCCCGGTGGAAGAGATGCAGTAGAAGTTGTTCCCGTAGTTGTCAGTCGCCGCTACATAGGAAGTTGCGCTGTTCGAGAAGGCTAGGTTAGTTTCGTCCTGCTGTTCGTTGCCGTGCATCCAGTTGCGGTCAAAGATGATATGGTCTATGTTTCCGATATTCCCCAGTCCAATCAAGGCACCCACAAGGCCCGTTCCATTAGCGCGGGTAATCTCTAATCCCATGACGCGCACACCGGAAGTTCCGGTAGTAAAGGTTAGAGCCGGAGATGTATTTGGGGTGATGATCTGGGCTGTATACGTCCCCGGAGTTCCGGGGCAGGCGTAAGCAGGGCGATTCGGCAAACTGGTTACACCTGAATAGCATGGGCTGGTACGAACACCTTCAGATGGAAGACTCGCCAAACCAGATGTAGTGATCCAGAGATAATTATTGGCAGCACAGTGAACGGCTGGAACGGTGAAGTTTCCCGAAAATACATTGCCTGCCTGTAAGGTAATCTGCTGTCCACACGCAGCCGCAGCCAATGCGGTTGTCAACTGCCCTGCGGTGGTCACATTAACCACAGCCCCCGGAGCAGGGGTATTCGCCGTTGCCGTGTTATAGCAGGCCGTGGGAAGATTTGCGGGGCCATCGGTCGCTGGCCATGTCGGGATTCCGGTGGATGGACAGTAGATATTGTCTCCGCCAGTCCCTACTGAAATCTGCTGCAAGAGAATCGGCTTCCAGCCTACCGAGGCCACTCCGCTTGAAAGACTTGTCACAGTTCCAGTGAGGTCAGTTGCCTTTGTGTAGAGTGCGCTAAAGGTCTGATTTGCGGGGGCCACACAACACGGCTGGGAATATTTGGATGTGTCCCAGACAATCAATTCGGTGATGCCGCCCTTGGTAAGGCCCATCTCGTAGAGATTTCCTACTAGAGTCAAAGGTGAAGTGATGGTCGCTCCAGTGAGCCATCCTGCCATTGTGTCCCAAGCCGTGCCTTGTAATGTACTATTAAGGCCGATGGTCGCAGTGTCCCACTGATACCAATAGAGCTGTGTCACCCCAAGAGAGGCGACAAAGGCTTCCTTCTGGGCGACATAAGCCGAATAACCGTCCGTGTTGCCTCCGCCTTCCGTAGTCGAGTTGTAGCCGTCTTCATCGTCAAAGATAACGGTCGGATTCGGCAAAGAGTCGTTGGCGATTTCCGTTTGAGTATTCGTGATGGCCGTGATCGTCGCTGCCGGGTTCCAATTGCCTGCGACGTTCGGATAAGCTACCTGCGTTCCTCTGGCATGGACGTTGACATAATCATAGGTCTGTTTTCCAGTTACCGACTGCGATGCGATGACCGGACACCCTAGAGGATACCCGTTGACTCCGGGATTCATCGCAGGGGCCGTGATCGTCGTGATGTTATAGTTATGGAACCACGTTAAGGCCGTGCCCACATGGAAAGAAGGAGAAAGAATCTTTGCTCCGGGATCAACGCAGGCTGCAATCTTCTTCAGGTTCCAGCCCATTAAGACCAAATTGTTCAATGAAGGAACATTAGCATGGAGAGCAGGGTTATTTGCACTCCCCGAACCGCCGCAAGCCGTATTGTCATTCCAGCACCAGAAGTTAGAAGAATCTGCCTCGTTCCAAATTTCGTAGTAGCGAGTCCCGGCAAAGGTCTTGTAGCGCGTAATCACGTCCGCAGCGAAGGTAGAATATTCGACATCCGTTCCCGTGCCGTCTCCGTGCAAACTTGCAGGTGCCGTACAGGAATACTGAGTATTTGGGGAAGCGCAGTTGTTCGCAGCAATCGCTCCTGCCGATGCCCATTGTGGAGTATCCCCAAAGGTGTAGATGAATGCCATCGGAGTTCCCGGACACGGTGCGCCGATGGCAATGTTCTCTCCTGCTTGTGTGTTGTTTCCTCCGGCGCGGGTGTTGATGTGATTGTCTAAGCCCGTGAAGGTAGGGGCTGTATTCGAGGTCTGAATCTGTCCCCATTTCTGCCCGTCATCCCAGATGCGATACCCGTAAATCTGCGCCGCAACGTTGTTACCATCCTTCGGGCACCAAGGACTACTGCCTTGATTGAACCCGGCATTGAACAATGTAGGCAGCGGATTCAGGGTGTCGTAGCCAGTCAGCGAGGCTTCGTCAATGTACTCGGTCAGCATTCCGCCGCTACCGTTGGTATCCAATTGGAAGTTTAGTCCCGTTTGGTCAGAGAATGATCCCGGAAGAATTCCAGCAGGGTAGGTTGTATTGATAGCATATGCCGTACCGTCCACCGTTAAAGTGTCGTAATACATGCAAGGGTGGCCTTGGCAAGCTGTCTCTCCTGCAATTCTATGTACGTCCCAAACAATGTGGTGGAACGTGTTTAGCGGCAGCGTGCAGGTTACGCTCGTGTCATGCCATGCCCCGTGCAGAGAGTCCCAAATCTGCCACTTTCCTCCGATGTGACACTGCGAACCGAACATGAATTCATCAAGTGAGGCATGGATATATTGGTAAGTGTCGAACTCCGCATCATTCAACCCTGAGCCTGTAATCTCAATTTGATAATCAGCATGAAAACGAATGGCCGTATTGTGTGCCCCACCTTGATAGTAGCAGAGGAAATCAGCAAATGCTGTTCCAGTAAAACCGCAGGAGATAGAAGCCCCATCAAGCGAGGGTGAGGCGTTGTTGATGGTCTGTACAGGACTAGAAACGGAACCCGATCCTCCCGGGGAGCAAGAGTGAACTCCAGAACCACCCTGATAACAGTAATTCCACGGAGTCACAGTTGTGTCGTCAACGGCTTGATTGTCGAACACCTGCGCTAGTGCGGGGAGAGCGCAGAGCACGAGGGCGAGAAGAAGGTATCGCTTCATTTCAGCGTAATGGTTGCCCAGTAGTCCGTAGCCGAAACCGCATTTGCGGTATTCTTATTGTCGCCTACCCAGAAAGGCATTATCTTAATGACGGACGTAGCAGGTAAGTTCGTGATTATAGGACACTTCAACGCACCGTCAATGAAGAAGTTTGCAGTTGTTCCGTCATAAGTAAACTCAAACAAATGTGCAGTGGTGGTATCTGGAGTAACACCCGTATCGCAAGTGGATTGCGACCCTCCTGTTGTCTGCGCCGTCCCAACCCAGTGTGTATCGGTAGATGCTGAATATCGAAATGCAATTGTTGAGCGGTTCGGCGTGTCTGTGGCAAAACTAGTAGTATTGAAAACAGAAGCCGTCTCTCCTCCTGTCCCGCCTGTGTCAAATTTGGTAAAACCCATCCAATAGCGGACATTTGTGGTCTGGCCGGGGGTGAACAATAATCCCCAGCGATAGAACACTCCGAACCCGTACTCGCCAAAGTTGGCCCCTACGCCGAAATTAACCCCGATGACGGTACTAGTTGAAGCTGAGGCAGATGATGTGCAGGTTTCGCTAGCGGCGTGGGTAGAAGTTGGAAAGTTTATGACACAGGAACCGCCAGTCGATAAACTGTTTGACGTTCCGAAACCAGTATTCGCTCCATAGATGGGAGATGTTCCACTTACTTTAGTGTGGTATGCCGTGACGCTCAGGCGGGACGTTCCCTGAGAAGTTTCCCAGTTTCCGCTGCCATTCACATTATATTGTAGGGCGTCCCCAGTCTGCGGATTTGGCGGCGCTAGAATACCCCCGCTGGGAGTTGTGTAGGTTCCGATTCCATTTAAAAAATGTGCCGAATTCCCATCGCCTACAATAGCTGCGCTCACGCTATCTGTGCCAGCGGCAGTACTCTTTGCCCAAATAACATTTAGGCCGTTTGTCGGTGCAGTGGGGGTGGTATTGTTGAAATTTACTGTGTCGCCAATAGTCAAGGCCACTCCCGCGATTTGAAGGGCATAGCTCAACGATGCGGGCGTGATGAAGTTCCAAGGAATGCAAGTGACGGATGATCCCGTACACGGAGCGGGTGTGCCAAAGCTAGAAATCTGCCCTGCTGCCGGTGGGGTAGCATTGGGAACCAAAACATAACTCGCCGCAGAACTTGAATTAAATCCGATGATGCCGAACATTCCCGTGGACGGAATTGTAGTAGGCGGTAGACTATTTCCAGCAGCCGTGAATCCACCCGCATGGTTCCCGTCATTTTGGGTACTTACTGTCCCAAAGAACAATGAATTTATCCCAGAGAAGTTGGCAGGTGCACAGCCGAGAGTTGATGTTCCAATCCAGCCAGAAAAGTTGTTGGGAGTGCAGTTCCCAGTGAGTGTTCCGTTCCCTCCGCCTCCACTTCCAAAGTTGCATGGCGCTCCATGAAATAAGCAGTTGCCGTTGATGTCGAGATTCTGCACGAAGGCGTTCCATCGCTGGTTAGAGTGGCCGAGATTTAGACCTGTGCTGGCTGGCAAAATATCGGTATTGACCTGTTGCGCGAAACAAGGGACGGCCAACAATAAAATGAGGAGCAATCGCTTCACTGCTGGCCCCCTTGAAGTGCAATCTTGACTTGCTGGCCGGGAGTCGGTTTTACCCTGCCCACCAGATCAGTCGTGTATCGGCCCTTGATGTTGTTTGAATGAAAGCTGCCTTGAGACTCTGAGCCGGAATACTGATCGAAAACTTTCTGCGGCACACCTGAATAGCGGTAGATGTTCCCGTTCTTGAATTGCACGAACATCTGCTGCTTGACAGGGTCATAGCCGTGCTGGAGAATCGTTGTGGATTGGGCAGGTTGCATCTCTGGCAGATTCGGTGTCTGACCTTGGACAGTTGGGGTCTTTGGGCCTGTGAGTTGCACGACCTGATAGGGACTTTCAGGCTGCGGCTCGGGTGGTGCTCCTTCTGGCCTCATCGTCCTGGGGCGGTTAGCCATGCGCTGAAGCTGTGCCTGAATCTCTTCTGGGGTGCTGCCTTGTAACTTAAACTCCTGCACGGGCTGAGGATTGGCTTGCCATGCCGGAGTTCTCGCTGGAGTAGTTGCCTCGCTAGGCTGAATACGGCTTGGGTAGACAACGCGATTAGATTGTGGAGGAGCGGTTTTTTCAAATACAGATGGAACTTCAGTGCCAGCGGAAGGAGCTTGTTTCCAAAGCGGCACCCGAGGAACAGGAGCTTCAAAAGGCTTTGGAGTAAATCCTCCGGTTACCGCTGTGGTCAATGCCGCCGTTCCAATGTCGCCAGCCCCCGCCGCTGGATCACCTTGGAAGCGGCGATACAAAGCGAGGATGTCTCCGGGGCTTGTTGTCCCGCCCATTGCTGCGCTTGCTGCTCCTCCTCCCGTTGTAGACATTGCCATACTTTTGATTGTATCGACGGGATGATTCATCATGTTTCTCAAGTTCTCACCCATGTAGCTTGTAGCCCGATCAAGGAAGTGGCCTGACGGCCTCATGCTTCCATCAGTCGCGTAGCCTTGGGAGTATTGCATACCCGCAGAAGGACTAGGTGCAGTCCCACCCGCGCTGATTGTTGCCACGTTTCCCGTGATCGTACCCGGCGCGGTCTGCTTGTATTGGGCAAACTCATCCTGTCCTGCCGGGATTTTATACTGATCGAACTCATCTCCCACTTGGCACCGCCTGTGGATGTTTGGCCTTAAACGCCTCTACTTTGTCTGCCGGGATATTGTAGGTGTCTGACCCCTCTGTAAACCGTATCGCAGGAGCGTTTCCTGCCCCGCCTGAGGGGTTTAATACATCCTGCGCCCTTTGGATACCCGGCATTCGTGGAAGGCCCTGTCCGGCAATGTGGATGTTCTGCTTGAATTGGTTAATACCATTCTTGGTGAAGTTATCCGGCATGATCGGATCGGGCATAGCCTGAAGGTTTAATTGGAGATTCGTTTCATTCGACCGTCCTGAGCCTGTGAGAACTCGGGTATACCCGGTCATAGCCTCCCGAACGTTGTAATAGTTGATAAGGCGATCCTGTGCCGCCTTAGACAATCCACCTACGCTCATAGCCTGCGTCAGTTTCGTTAGCCAATCGGTAGGAAGATGCGCCCCGAATGCCCCAAATTGGAGTTTGTCGGTTCCAAGCAGATCGGCAATCTTGGCACGGTCTACGTCCGAAATCGGGGTATTGATCGACTGCTCATAACGTTGCACCTTGGCAGCGACATCATAAAGGCGATTGTTAAGTTGACGGTCGTTCTCAATGTTCGCCTGCGTGACCTTGCGAGGATTACTGTACCCGTTTGTCGCCGCCTCCTGTGGGGTAGTCATCACCGTTTCATTTGTCTTCGGGTCAAAGGCATAGATCGTCCCCCCGCCATGAACAGGAGCAGGTAATGAACTCCGTGGGCCAGCCCCTTGAGTTGGCGAAGAAACTCCTATACCTCTTGTCGTTACAGACTTAGTGGGTAATGGTTCCCATGTGCCCGGACTGGTTTCCTTCCACTCAAAACCCGTCTTGGTCTGTGGCATCATAAAACCCATCGCCCGGATGAAACTTGTGGAAGGAATAGATGTAACGCCAGCAGGCAAGTGGAGCATTGCCCTAATATCGTCGGTCACGGGAATTGTGGCCGCCTCCTTGCCGGGAATGCCTGCTGCTTGACTTAGCGTCCTTACGGTGGTTGTGGGCGGTAGGCCAAGAGTTTCCTGTAGGTTCTGAGGAGTGTTAACTGTCGGCCCTGCCTGAATCTGGGCAGCTTGGACTCTTGAAGCAGCCGCTGCCTGCCCTGCGTAGAATGTCTGGGCATGATTGGCTGGAAGTTGAATCACTTTACCCGTGGTTGGGTCGGTAATTGGCTTGCCATCCATTCCGACTAACGGTACGGGAGTGAATTGTCCCGCCATTGCCTTATGTAGTTCAAGGTTCTGCTGGGCAACCGTAACGCCTTCAATCCCTCGCATAGCCGCCTGCTGCTTATCGTATGGGGTTGGCAGGCCAGCTTCGTGCATCATGGATTGCCCCATGCCGGAAAAGAAGTTCTGTAGCAGGGAACGGATCGGCCCTCCTGAAGGAGGCTTAGGAGTATTCGCCTGATATTGCTGGACAAGGTTCTGCTTTAAGGTTTCAAGAGCGTCAGGTGGCTGTGCTTGTGTAGGTTGCTGAGGCGGAGGCTGCTGAGTAGGTGCTTGTTGGGAAGGCGAAGGACTTCCTTGATTCTGAAGCAGCGCCTGAATTTTGTCAGGCGAATTCGGAAATGGAATTGTCCCATCGCCCATAAAACTAGAACGGATTTGCTGTTGGAATCGCCATACCGACTCCGCCAAGCGCAGCCGTGCCCAGCCCTTTACCTAAAGCTCCGCCCAATCCGGTCGTAAAAGCATTTCCGAAACCCTGATTTGCAGCCGTGATATACGAATTCAATGCGCTCGATGCGCCTGCTCCCGCCACACCCTGAGTTCCCGTAAGAGTTGCGGCGTTCCCGCTCAATAGATTGCCAGCATTGAACTTGTTGGTATTGGCTAATAGTGCATTCTGTATGTCGATCCCCGTCAAAGTTTGGGATTGGGCCTGCGCTCTGCCGCCAAGCAATTCTGCGATGCCTTTGGCGTAGTCGCCGCCTACGGGTTGACCTCCCGTGTTACCGCGTGCTCCCAGCGCTTCTCTTACCTGCTGGCCTGCCTGATTGAAGGTGCTGCTAACCGTATTCAGCCCCGCCGCTTTCATGGCTGCTAGGGTTGCGGGATCAAAGCCGATATTGCCCGTTGTATACTTTGAAAATGCCGCTTTTAAGTCTGCAATCTGCTGCTGCTGCGTGGCGAAGGCTTGCTTCTGCATCGCCAGTTCATCCTTGCGTTGTTGATTGGCAGTATCTGATCCCTTGCCGCCAGAGACAGTGCGGAATTCCAGAGCGATGAGTGCCCATGCCTTTATCATCCGAGTCTCTTTCGGTAAACCTTGAACTTCATTTCCTCGAAGCCCAACTTCTCAGCACCTGCCGCCGTCACATCATCGCTGGCAAGAAAGTACAACTCCCTCATTCCATTGGCATAAGCCATTAAAGCAGCACCCTTACACATCTCCATAACGCCGGAAGCAACCTGTAGCGGACTAGCATCAGGATTGGGGCCAATCGACTCCAGCATCGCAGCGCCTTGCACAGGCATGTAGGCATAGACGGTTCCATTCGTGTGCGCGGCCAAAACCTTTGTGGAAGGATAGGTAAGAACGTCCCGGTCAAAAGCGTTGCGCTGGGAATTAGCTTGGCACCAGTCGATGACGGGTTCTGTCTCTGGGTCGGCCAGCCTTACATCCACTCGATTACGGATTTGCTCTCCGATGCTCATATCAAAGGCTTTATATTGTGCGATAGAAACCCGTTAGCCCAGAATAGATGCCCTTTCTCCATAAGCACTTTATGCTTCGAGCACTTCCGATGAAAGAATTTTCTGACCGTGATCTCCTGTTCTCCGATGTCTGTGATGACCAAATCTCCTTCGGTCAACTCGTCTGCCCTCACCTTTCCTCTTTCGGCATGATACAACGGGTGGTCATAAGTGCAACATAATTCACGCCCATCCTCAATGCGAAGCTGAACCCACTGGGTTTCCGGTAGGACTTCCAGACTGAAAGGCAAGTCCCCCAGCGCAACAATGTCGGTTCCGCTCATTACGCAGGCATGACCTCCACCCCCTCCGCCTCCTGCCCCTCCGCCTCCACTTCCCGCTGCCGTTGTAGCTGCCGTCATAAACCCTGTGCTTAAAGGCTCATTTGATTGAAGGGTCTGCTGCATAGCATAGAATGGGGCATTCACGAGATCAGTTGTGTCCGCCACGACAAAGGCAATCTGTGGACTTCCGGTAGTACCTTGCACCCAACCGATATTGCAGAGGTTGTTAATATTCCAAAAGGGCAGGAAATAGTATGTCGTCGCTGCCGCCAATCCTGAAATGGTCAAACCTGAGCCTGCGGTTGGGACGGTGAACCGTGAACCATCCGCTCTTGTGATTACTGGCACATGAGAGCCGTTAGTCCCGTCCCAGAACCAAGTGATTGAACCTGTATCCGAAGTGTAGGCAAAGCCGGAGGTATTCGCCGCGATGGACGATCCGCCAATCTTGCGGATCAGGACTTTGCTGATGTCGATAGACTGCTTCCCATTTAAGGGGTTAGTGTAGAGAATATCCTGCGGAAGTCTTGTAAATGTCCCAGAAGTAGGCCGAAGACCGCCCCTCTGAAACCTCTGCGTTCCCTTTTCAAGTCTTTGCACCCTGCCGAATCCGGGAGGAACCGTTGCATAGAATCCGGGGTAGATAGCAGTCCCTTGGCGTTCAGGAACAGGCATTAGTTTTCCCGGCTGTTTCGGCATTATCCTCCTGCGGGATGAAAGCCCATATCTAGATTGTAAAGATGGAACTGCTTACCGCCTGCCCAAATCATCTTTAGCGAAACATACGCCGCCGATTCAGGAGTGGCAGGATAGCGCCAACTCTGAAGAAACTGCCCTTGATGGGCAAGTAGGGGCGATGGTTCCTGTCCCGGCGTAAGGTCTTCGTAAGTCCCTTGCGTTGGATCATCGTCCACCAGTTGCAAAACCTGCGACGGCGGTACAGAGTCAGTCTTGATTTCTGTCCAATCATGCGTTCCCTGCCACGAGGGATTGCCATCCGGGGTGACGGGAAAGAGATTTGTCTGGGCGGTGGAAGAATAATCGTTCCCGTCATCACCATAAGTTCCTGCTGTTAGCTTGAGGACTTTGGTCTGATTTCGCGCAAGTACGAGATCAACCACTCCAAGGGATGTCTCCCCGCTTGCCAAAGCCGATGCAGTCGTACCCACAGTCCACGGCGGGAGCCAATGCTGCAAATCCAGATCGTACACATAGAGAATGCCGTTTGAACCGTCGAGCACTACAACCCAGTGGTACGTCCCGGAAATGTGGATCGTGATCCAGCAAGTTAAGGGATTGATCTTTTGCGTATCGGGCCGGATCGGAATGCCTATTTCTCCCAAATCAGAAAGCCAAATCGTATTTGACGTGTCGAGCCAAACTACAGAACCTCCAAGTGCCGCTACGCTCGTTCGGCTCCTAGTTCCTCGTTTCTGAAGCAGGGTATAGCGCCGAAAAGTATCAAGAGAATCTCCTTCCACTTTCTCGATCTTCTGTGGAAGTAGAACGGCAATCCCGTCAATCAAAGGGGCTTGCCCTCCCACTTCATCTGACCATGGATAAAAGTTCCCTGTCAGACCTGAAGGCCAGCACTCTTCGGGGACTCCATTGGCTATTTCCTCAAAACCGGAATAAAACGTCGTGTTGTTTAGAAACCCCCATATTCTACCCCCGTAAGTGATGAAGCCCTTAGTTGGCGGAGGTGGATCATTACGAAAGAACTCTGGGGCTACGCGGATCGAAAGGTTAACATCCAAAGTTGAATCAGTCACATTCCCAGTGACGTTAGGGAATGGAGAGCCTGTAATCTCCTGCATCAAGGCCGGGTCTTGCGCCCCACCGTCAGGAGTGCGGTAAACCCGGATTCCAGTCACGCGGGGATTTGTAGAAGCCACGAGAGGAAGTTGCACGTTCTTATTCTGAAATATTCCCGAGCAAGTCGAGATGCCAGAAGGCGAGGATTCGTGACTATCATTGGCATCCCAGTAGGTCGAGCAGTAACAGAAAGATGTATATGCACTCAAGACCCCAACCACTAAGGTGGGCGCTCCCATTGCAGGCGGTGCGACAATACCCCACGTCTTCAGGGTCTGGCTGTCCCACTTTCGCATGTCCGTGCCATTGCCGAAGAACAGAGTATTGTTGGAAACTACGAAGTCGAACGGCTCTGCGGAAGTCGAAGTGAACAGAAGCTGGGCCTGAGTGTCAGTTCCCAGTTGCAATTTGTAGACCTTCGCTACTCCGCCCGTGACATCGCAGAACATCCAAATAAAGGCTCCGCCGTTAGGCGAACTCCCAACCCATCTACGCCATTGAAATGCCCGTTGCAGGTTCTTGAATGACGAGACTGCCGTTTCGAGGGTAGTAGAGAAGCCCGGTCGGTTCTCTGACCAGTTCCGCAGAGAGGTCAGGATATTGTTAGAACCTTGCAGGAAGTGCGGGTCAGTTGAAGTCAGGGAAGCATTCGAGATGTAAGGTAGGGCCGTATTGGTAACTATGCGGTGCTCAGTTCTCGATGCTGGGGGCAATCAGAGTTGCTCCAATCTAATAAATAGGGAATAGGCCATCTGGTTAGCGGTGTTGGAAGCATAGGCCATCGCATAGACGATGTTCGTACTGATCTTGCAATTCATCAGGATCGGTATTCCTTGCAGAACGGTTCCAACGGTATTCGCTGCGCTACTTGTTGCAATCGTCCCACCCGCGATCTGAGCACCAGCCGTTAGCGTTACGACATTATTACTCAAATCGGTATATGTGATCGTCAATGGCCCAAGCGTGGAGGTTGCTGCCCCAGTAGTAGCTGCCACAGTCAAGATGGCATACCAGTTCAACCGGAACATTCCCGGCGTAGAAGAAAATAGGGTGGTGCTTCCAATCGCCGCCGTTTGTGCGGGGGCGCTTACTAATGCCACTTGCAGCGGAACTCCATTACCCACCGCTCCGGGAAAAATTAACCCAGCAGTGCCAGTAGAAAGAGTGAGGCTACTAGCCGTCAGTGGAGCATCTGCGGAGTCATCCGCCAGCCTTACGTTGATAGCTGTGGCAGTCCGCTTCAGCATCGGGAATGAGGCGGTGGGAGTTCCGAGAATTAACTTGGGATTAGACCCGAAACTGATTGCCGCTCCACCGCTGGTGGTGATGACAAAGCGATCCCCGCTATCTACTGAGATTCCTTCATCAGCATTCCCTGCGGCATTGCGCCAGTTGATGCCATCCAGATTAGCCAGCCGCACGATCCCACTTTGGGCGGGACTAGCCGTACTACTCAAAATGATGGACTGCTTAATCCCGACAGCATCGCCTACCGTGATCGTATCGTCAGGGTTGTGGGCTAAACCTACAAGGTCTGCGGAGTTTGCATTGTTGCGGAAGTTGATTGAATCGGTGGCGGAGAGACGTAAAGCGCCTGACACGGAAGGGTTCAGACTATTGCTGAGAAAGTCTCCCAAAAAGCCGCCGCCAGCGAACGATAGACAATCCGCAGGAAGCGTGCCGCTTGCCGCCCCGGTCAAGGACAGGAGAAGGTCAGCGTTATTCGCATTGTTCCGCCATGCGATTGAGTCTGTATTGGCAAGGCGGATGGTTCCGGTTAAGGCTGGATTAGGCGCGATGGACTGGAAGGTTCCTGCGAAGACATTTGAGAGGTAGGCGATCCACTGCTGGTTAGCATTGCCTAGAGTCAGGCCAGTGGTGCTTGGGTAGATATTTGCGTTGAAGGAACCCATTATCCACCCCACCCGAAAATGTTCAAAGAGTTGCTGTCCCGCCCAACCCCCATCGGTTCACTCGGAAACACGCTATCCGTGAAACCGAAGTCCTCCGATGCCTTCATCCTCCCCAATGCCCCTTTGTAGGTGCCTAGCTGCCCCGTATAGCCCGTTACTCGGTTGTAGGCATCCGTAGTAGCCGAACCTGCTCTAGTGTCATCTCCGAGCTTGTAAACCCAGTACAAAAGCCCTTCTAGGGCAACAATGGAAAAGCGGTCATCAAACCAGATGATTTGGTTTAGGGAAGTGACTTTGATGGGGTCGATTTGGTAATCAACGCGCAGTTCTAACTTCATGCCTGTTGGGACATTAACAGCCGCATTGAGACGAAACAATCCGACTGCCTGTTGAAGGGAAACCTGCGAGATTCCCATGTAACTTCTGGGCAGGAGGTCAACCGACAAATCCCGCACAATGGTTAGGTCGCGGGAATCCATTGGCGTTACGTCTGTTCGGCAGATTGCAGCCTTCAAGGGCCGCATGATGTTCGGGGCTACGCAGGGATAATCTTGCGTGGAATCTAGGAGTGGGATGGTTCCGTTGGCCGTGTTGGTGATGGTCTGCTTCCACGGATACTCTTGGTACATGTCCTGAGAAACGAAGTCGCATATCTGGGCATTCACCTTGGCAAGAGGGATACCCTTGCCATAGGTTGAGCCAACGTTTATCAAGTCAGACCACGAATAACTATACATCTCACGCTGCCTGCAACTCCTCTATCGGATGGTACTTAGCCCACTCGAACAGCTTGTCGATGTCCTGCTGGCCGTACTGGTCTAGGTTTATGCCATTTTGAAGTTGGTCGGTTGTTGCCATAATCTTACCGGAAGGCAGATTGAATAGCGCATTCCACGGCGTCCCGCACTGCGTACAGGTGGGGCAGAACCAAGGCTTCTCTCCGTCCGGGGTATGAATCTGGGCACGCCATTGATGCGTAAAGGCTTTGGTTCCGGGATGGGTCGTACCGTGAGGACAATATTTGGCCCGGTTCGCCTTGGCCTTCTCTTCGGCCATTGCCAACTTTGCGGCGTTTGCAATCCGCTCTCGGGTCTTGGCCTGTTCCTTGTCGAACTTCTCTTGCTCCTCTGGTGAACGTTTCTTGAGTTCCTGAATCGCCAGTAGAAGGTTCTCTTGGTTTCGCTGGGCCTGACGATCCATCAGTTCCAGCATCTGTTCCATCGTAAACGTAGGCTGTGTACTCACAGGTATCTCCTTCAATTTTGGCGGTCGGCCACGACGGGGGCGCTCAGGCTCTCCATGACTGTCTTGAGCATCGCTCCCAGAAGTTGCGGGTCGTTCGTCTCCGAGCATAAAACCTCCACTCCTGAACCCATCGGTCTTGATGTGTCGCCCTTCTGGTCGAGCATGACAATCAGCACCATATAGCCTTCGCGCTTGAGTTCATCCACGGCGGTATCGAGTGCGTGTTTGGTGCTTTTCATCATGTTGTAAATCTCGCCCAGTTCTCCGAAGCCCTTGACGGTGGCCCAAACATAGCATAAGCCCCGCTCTCTGTGATAATGTTTTTGCGGATCAGGCGCATTAACAGCCTTCGCCAGCCGGAGATTATGCCCTTGGCTGTGCCGTCCTCGTTCTTGATTCGCAAAGAGAATTCAGGGCTGAGGTCAGTTTGCATCCCGCACAGGAACTCTTTTACCTGCCCACCTTTGAAATCATTCTTCAGAAGGTAAATGCCCATCTGATCAGGGGCAGCGTGGGACACTTCAAACCAGAGATTAGAATTGAGTTTCTTTAGTCGCTTGATGATCTGGTGACCGTACAGTGGAATGCCCACCACTTGCTCCCAGTCGGTTGTTTCGATTGTGCCATCATCGGCTAGCGCCGCTGCTTCTTTCTCTGCCGCATCCCGCTGTAGAGCTTTCTGGTAGAGATAGCGAAGTTGGGTTTCGGTGATGGCCCGGCGTTTTTCAGGTGACAAGGAGGGAAGGCCAGCAGTGACCTTCCCCCTGTCGTTTGCGTAGTGTTCGAGTTGTGGTGCCACGTTAGGCCTTTATACCACAACTATTCGCTGCCAGTGCCACCCGCACGCGGCCAGCATCCCACATAGAGCGTGAAAGCATCCGGCCCGGTGGCAATCGTGTACTTGACCTTCATATTCAGCGGATCGACCACGGCTTGAAGGTTCAGCGCTCCGCCCGTGTCCGCGATGAGAGTAGCCGTTCCGGTCGCTGCCGTCACATCATAGCTAGACCCACCAACACCACTACCGCAATTCAGCACAAAACAGCCAGTCGTGGTGGCGATCTGGGCAAAGCGCCACGGGATATTGACGAATGTGGTTCCCCCATCCACCGAGGTCTGGAACACGACATCGCAGGTTCCCGCCGTGGCAGTGGTCACATTCATAAAGAACGTGTAATTGTCTGCCATTGGGATGGTAAAGATAGGCGAAGTAGCCGTGGTTGAGGTTGAGGCTACAGTAAGAAGTTTAGTGAAAAACGGCTTGTTTAGGCTTGGGGGCATGTTACATGACCTCCAGAATGAACTCAGACAGTGTTACCACATTGGAGGCGTTTGTCGAACCAAAGTGCGCTCCCACAATGAACCCCGGCCCCGGAACCGACAGGTCAATGGTCGTCAACTGCGTAGTTACCGCAGGTGCCGCCAAAGTTGGCGTTGGGCTGCTTAGGGTGTCGAAATACCCATTCAACTGCTGGGACTTAAAATCCCACAAGAACGTCGCCTCAATCATCCAATTGCCCGATGCCGTGGCAATCGCACCTGAAGTCAAGGTCGCTCCAGTTGTAGATACACCCGTACCGTTAAAAGTGATCGAAGTCCTTGCCGTGGGTGAATAGTACAGAGTCACAATCAGGGTTGAGGACGTGCCCGTGGTAACTTTCCCAGTGGCTCGTACATAGAAGGCTTTACCATCCAGTCCTGACTGCCCGGAAACCATCCCTTCCTGATAGGCTGAAACGAAGGCCGACAGAGAGGAACTGTCCGTTTGCAGGAAAATAGAATCATTGGTGATGGGGTTGGTGAGCGCAGCCGCTTTCTTGGCTACATATACTGATCTGCCTGACGCCATGCGGTTCTCCTTCGCCCTTTCGGGACTTGGCAGCCGAAGCTGGGTTCCTTCGGGGAACCAACCGTATTAGTAAAACTTCTGCTGCGGTAGTGATGTCGTAAATAACATGTACCGCCTTACCCAGTCCGGGTCTTTCAAATCCCTTGGCCCCGGATCGGGATACACTGGGCCGGGAGGAGAAACAGCAGTGTCGGATTCTCCGAACCCTGATGTTTCCCCGTTTCCGTTATTTTTCTTTCTCGCCATATATCACATTACAGATTTAAACAAGTGACGCATCTGCTGTGATAATTTTGAATCTTAAATTCGTGGTGTCGAGCGTTTTCGCCGCGAACACAAACCGATAACTGACATAGCTGGCAATCTCGCCAACCGGATCAGCAGGGGATGGCCCGCCCTTGACCATATTCAAAGTGAATCTCTGCTTCCGGGGATCAACCACCTGATCTGGGCCTTTGCCAGTCAGGTTGATGATTCCGATTCCACCCGAACCCATGATGTAGGTCGAGTACAGAACGTTCGGAGCGGTTCCTGAAGTGCCGACATTGGTCGATGTCAGCAGGCGGCACATGCCAATTTCCCCGACCTCCCCCTGAAGCACCTGACGGCCTGCCATGTATTTCAAGGCGTCAATGAAGCCTCCGGCAGTGTTGTCGGAAATCAGGTCATAGACGACGTAGGGGTGAATGACAGAGAAGAAGTAGTTGTCGAACCTTGGGCGTACATTAATGCCCAAAAGCAACGCGACATTGGACTTAAAGTCTGCCGCCGAGAGA